TGTTTTAAGTAAATCTTCAATTGCTTCTGGTGAAACGTCTTCAAGGCTAGTTGCACTCATCGCTTCTAGTCCGTTAACGTCAATCGTTTGTCCATCAGTAGCAATAATAGCCTGTGAAATGTCTGGATCGATAAGATCGCCAACTGCTTGTATCGCAGCACCAGCAGCAAAACCAACTGCACCAGTTTTAACTGATTTACCAATTGATGTTGAAAGTTCTTTACCTTGTAAAATGTCTTTTGTTGCTCTTGCTAAGAAACCTGCTACAGCACCGCCTAGTGGTCCGCCTGCTAGTGCAGCAGCCGAAGTTAAAATAGCAACCGCTACAGTTGCTTTTCCTGGATTTTCTTTTGCCCAGTCACTAACCGCTTTTACGCCTTGTACTACTTTAGAATCTTTGTCGCCAATTTTTTGTTTAAGTTCATTGAACTTGGCATCCATGTTTTGTACAGGACCTGCCTTTTGAATAGCACCGCCAAGATCGTCAATTTTTTTGTTGATTGCACTTGCAAACTTACCTACAGCATCAGTACCTTTACCTATTGCTGTTCTATTACCGCCTGCGGCAGTAGCACCTTGTTCAATGCTTGTGAATAGATTGTTAATTTGATCTGGTGTAAGTGTTGCTTCAGCAACCATACGCTCAAGATCTGCTACCCAAGGCTGAATAACCTTTTGCTCCAATAGAAGCATTTCAGGATCATTCCAAGATTCGGTAATATATTTTTGTTCTAGTTGTGCTAATCTCATATCATCATCGCCAATTGTTTTTTGTCCGCAGGATTTAGCTCGTCAATTTGCTTCTGTATTTCCGCTGGAATTTCACCTGGGGCTGCTGTTGCTTGTGCTGCGGGTTGATCGCCTGCTGTTGACGCTGTATTCGCGTCTGTGGCACCATCTGTGCCTGTTTTAGCTTTGTTATATGCTTGTTTAAAACTTGAAGCAAAGCCACCTGCACCTGGCTTACCTGCATCAGCTGGATCTACTTTGCCTGCACTAGGTGCTGCAATGCCACCTTCGTCTGATGCAATCTTGTCTTTGGCTGCTGCCATAAAAATTTTGTCTAGTTGTGCACCACTAAAGCCTTCTGCAATAGTTGTCATGCTTGAACGATCAATACTTGCTGCTAAATTTGTGTTACCTGCTTTTGCTTGTGCTTGATCTGTTTGTGTTGGAATCGGCGCAGGCTTATCGCCTACCTTTGCGGCCGCATTTTTTGCTCCCTGTGCAACGTTAGTTGCGGCGCCAGCCGCCGCGGAAGCTGCTTTTTTAACACCTTTTGCCGCTGCTCCTACTGCTGCACCAGCTTTTTGTGCCATAGTAGGATCTTTCATTGCTGCTTCTGCACCTTTAGTAGGGTATCCGTTTTTTCTTAGAAAGGAAATTACAAGTTCTGGAGTTGCACCTTCAGCGCCACCCACTTTACCTAGAAATAAATCGAACTTATCTGATATCTCGTTAGCCATAGCACCAACTTCAAGTTTACCTTTAGCCCTACGTCCAGTTCTACCAGGTACAAATGTCTGTGCTTTAGCACCGAGCTTACCTAATACGCCCATAGGACGTTCATCTAATTGTTGTTCGCTAATTATCTCATTAAGTTTCATGCCGATAGTTCCATGTAATCCATATATGTATTTATTTAAAGAACAGCTAAAGCTGTTCTGCGTTTTCGCTATCGCTCAACGCACTTGCTTCGCTATTACTTATGTGAAAGTGATTCAGTGTTAAAATTATTTTAACTATTAACTGCGAAGCAGTTTTAGCATTATCTAGATTGTATGGTCACAATTAGCCCGTTGTCGGGGCCAAAGGTGTGTTTTGAACATTATCTGAGTTCGCACAGTCACAATAGCGTTAGATCTACAATGCATTTAATTTTACATAGCGTAGGCGGTTATCCGTTACCTACTCAATCCGTCTTAGTATCTTATGTACAACGGCAGTTTACTATACAAACGCTAACTTATATAATAAACCTGCGAGAATTACTCGCTCATTTAGCCTATTTAAATTACTTCTATTAATATACAGCAAACCGGTTCTACGTAGGCGTATCCGATCAGCGTCCTGTTAAGGATAGTGCTGTTATACCTCTGCCGTTAACCAGAATTCCTTACCGTCACACATCAGAACGGGCTTAGGGCCACATAATTGCGCCGTGGCGGGCTTATTTAACGGTGTTTGAGCTGTTTTGTTAGCCTTGGGATATATTGTGTATTAGTTGTGGTTCTGTATAAAATGCAAATTAAGAGTCATTTAATCGTTTAATTTCTTCTTTTAATAGTTTAGAACTGCCTACTCTTACATTGATTATTCCATTGTAATATTCGTCTGATTCTAATACTCTACGATCAAATTGTTCCTTTGCCTCTATGTAACTAAGTACGCCTCTGCTTGGACAGTAGTGTAATATTTCTCTGGTAAATTTTTCTTTGCCTAACTTCTCTACATCTGCTAGTAGATGTTCACTAGATCCCCAATAGTCTCTCCAGTCACTTTCTACTTTTGAACGTCTTTTATTTTTTTTGCCCTTGAGTGGTGGGCGTGTTTTTTTGAATTTTGCTAGTTTTTTGCCTATGTATTTTCTGTCGTTAGTAAGATTTGTAATCAGATAGACAAACCCTTCACAGTCTTCTGGAAGTTCTTTAATCTTCTTCTTTTGGTAAGTCCATTCTGACGTCATCATTAGTAGTTACTTTCTTGGGACGTCCGACCTGGCCTTTTCTGGCTAACTTTCTCTCTGATCGTTTCTCTTGTACTTCTAGCCTTCGTTGACTTGCATGTTTTCTAATTTCACTCAGCCAAAATCTTGCCTTAATTCCTGCTTCATCACTACCATGATACTCAAAGCGATCCTGCCACTTAAAGTATTTCTGAAATGCTTCAATCATCTGGTCATGTGAATCTGTTGCCATACCTATTCCACAATTTCAACATCATTACTATAAGATGTAAAACCGTTTTCTTTGATTACTTTTAGTACGTGATTAACACGACTTGTTAAATCATCTCTATGACTGATTAAGAACACATTTTTCTGTCTTTCTCTAGTCATTTTCTTAAGGATACCAATACTAGATTCTACTCCAGCACTATCCATACCACTATCTACAAGCTCATCTATGAATAATAAGTTAATGCTGTGATATAAACTTTCCCATACATCACGGAATGCCCAACTCATAGATAAAATAAGTCTGTTACGTTCACCTCTACTTAAATTGTCAAAGTCTAAATCTTGTCCTAGCTGTGTAATTACAACGCTAAGATCATTTTGAAACTCAACAATATGCGGCAAACCAATTTTTGCCAAGTAATATGTAATACGCTGATTTAGATATGCAAGATTTTGCTCAATAATTTTCTTACGAACAAAACTGTCTTTGTTTGTTAACAGTTTGTACAAAAAGTCCTGATGATCTTTTACTTTTGTTAATTCATTAAGTAGATCAAAACTTACTTCCTGTATTGCAGTATCTTTTAATTCTGTAATTTGCTCGCTATAAGGATTAATATCATCTTTCTTTGCTTGTAAATCTTTTTCTAATCCTTCAACTGTGCTTCTATGTTGCAATGCTTGTTCAAGTGTGTCATATTGTGTAGGTGGACAACCTTCTAGCTCACCAATGTCTGCAATAACAGTTTGATGTTCTTCTAGTTGTGTACTATTAGCAAGAATTTGCTCAGCCGCTTCTTGCTTTTGTTCTTCTTTAGCACCGAGAATTTCTTCTTGCTTTTTATCATGTAATTCTTGTCCACAAGTATGACACTTGTGTTCTTTAAGCAATACAATTTCATTATCTAATTTTTCAATTAGTTTTTCTTGTTTAGAATCATCAGCTTCAATGTTAGCAATCCAACGTTTTGCTTCTGCAATCGCTGACTGCTTTTTATTAAAATCGTCTAAACATTTGTGTGCTTCAATTTCTGCATCAATATCAATTTCTTGTAAAATTTTAATACTTGACTCAAGTTCGTCAATTGCAGATACCTTTTGATCTTCCCACATACGCTGTTTGCGTTCTAACGATTCGATGTTTTGTTGAATTTTTTCGTTAGATATTTTAACAGTTTCAATTCTTGTATTCTCAGAGCTCATCTTGTCTCTGTTAATTTTCATTTCTTCTTTAAGACACTCAGCTTTTTCAGATAACAATGTAATACCTAGCAACTGTTCAATAATTGCCCGCTGATCATTATTTTTTAATGCAAGGAAAGGTTCAGTGTATGTGTTTAGTGCAATGAGATGCTTAAACATATCATGCGACATACCAAATAGTTCTTCAATTACTTTTTGTGTTTCTCTACTATCGCCTTGACTTTCATCAGAATCTTCTTCAAAGTCTTTACCGTTAATAGTAAACTTTGTAATATTAGGCTTTCTACCACGCTCAATCTTATAGTCAACTCCATCTTTTTCAAAGTTGATTGTAACAAGCATTCCTTTGCCGTTGATCTTATTAATAAGATTATCACGCTTAATGTTTGTTAATGCATTACCATAGATTGCGTAACTAAGTGCGTTGACGATAGTAGTTTTACCAGTGCCGTTTCTAGAACCGCTATCGTCACCACCTAGGTCTAGGTTCTCACCTAGTACAAGCGTTAATTCACCTTTGTCAAAATTAATTGCTTGAGTCTGGTTGCCCACACTCATAAAATTCTTTACTGTTAGGTCTTTAATTTTTATCATTGATTACGTCCAAGGTCCCTATATATCTCTACCAGCATACGTTTGTCAACAGTATCACTATCAATTGCTTCGATTTGATTCATAACAATAGTGTCAACACTTTCAAACGTAAGATCAATAGGATCAACGTTTGATTCTACTTCTACCTTTTCTGGTATAAGACTTAGTTCTCTAAGTTTGTATTGTGGAATAAAAGTTTCTCTAATAAAGTTTGCTTCTTCAAAACTAATAGGCACATCAATTGTAACTCGACAGTGCATATTTTCACCTAAGTTAGAATCAGGATCTTCAAGAAGCTGACTTAATTTGTATGTTCTAAACACAGGTTGCTTTGGCCATGTTTTATATTCAGGAGTTCCTCCCCAATCTAAAAACATCATGCCACGTTCATCATCCCATGCATCTGCATAGTTGTGTGGAAATGCATTACCGATGTATGTTACATTACCTTTAGTTTGTCTTTTATGAAAGTGTCCGCTAAACACATATTCTTGATTTACAAAATGATCTGCCTGAAGTGTTCCATGGTCAGGCATCTGTACCATAGCATTCATATAAAACAGAGGAAGTTCAAAGTGTCCAAATACATACCTACTTTTAATTTTAGGCACCATCTTCCATTCTTCACCTACTAACCAAGGAAGTAATGTTACTTCGCCTTCTGTAAAAATATCTGTAATAGGAATGATGTTTGGAAACAATCGCATAAACTCAATAGAGTTAATTTCACGTTTGTCTTTGTAAAATAAATCATGGTTACCTACCATGAAGTAAGTCTTCTCGAATGTTTCGTTAATTCTTTCTAAATTAGAAACTGTGTAGTTCATTGTGCTAACATCTGTAGTAGCACGATTATGATGCCAGTCTCCTAAAAATATGCAAGTTTCTGCACCAGCGGCTTTTGCTTCATCACAAAACCACTTTACGAATTCCTCGCAGTCCATGTTATGCGTTCTGCTGCCACCTTTCATACCAAAGTGTATATCAGTGAAGCAGGCTGCTTTCTTAAATAACGGCATTTTTACTCCTTATGTTATTGTAACTAACTTTAAGCAGTTTGTCAAGTCTTTTTCTTTGCTTTGGAATCTTTATGTTTGTTAGGGTGTGCATCAGCATTTTGTCTAGTCCAACTAGGATTCATGCCGTTCATCTCTAAAATATCATCTCTGATATTTTGGTTGCGTTTTTCAATATTAATAATACGAACAAAACTATTTGTTACAGCCGCAGTGTAATAAGCAAATGGGTTATTACTTTTTGACTCGTCAAATTGTAAACCTATCTGTGCTAATTGCAAAATTGCCTGACCTTTCATTTCGTCGTTATATGTATATCCTCTAACATTACCTCTTGTTGCGTACCTATCACACAATTTCATAAACATTCTTGCAAGGTCGTTAGTCATCTGTCCACACTTCTTATCGAAGTATCCGTTTTCCATACCACCAACCCAATGGCTTTTGCCTACACAAATCAAATTTCCTTTGTCATCAAACTTCCAATGCTGGAAAGGAGGAAAGTTTACTTTTTCGTGCTTGTCTGCAACAGTCTTAATTGTTTTCTTGCGACCAGGTTCTTCTGGAACATGATCAAATGTCATAATTCTAAAAATTAAATCTTCTTTTTGCATTTTACGGTAGTCTATATCAAACCCTTTTGCAGGCATCTTTTTACCTGCGGCTTCAACTGCTTCAGCATGTGCAAGTTTAGATAGTCTAGCAGCACGGTTGCGTTTTGCTTCTGCTACGGTTCTAATGTTAATTTTTTCTAATGATGGCAGTATAATATCGTACTGTGCATAGCTATCGTCAGTAAAAGAACAGAAAGTAGACTTACTGCGGTGTATTTCCGCTAATAAATCCTTATTTGTTAGATATTTTATCTTTTTTGGTTGCCCAATTGTCATACGTAATTTCTCCGGTTATATAAGTAATATAATAGCACATTATTACAGAAATAAATAGTATTATTAAAAGGAAATTTTACCAAAATGAGTTTACCAAAAATAGCACCTTTAGCCGTACTTGTAGCTGGCGTTGCGGTCGCCGTTGACCAGCAACAGAAGAACCAAGCCAATCTCAAACAGGTTTCGGACCAAGCCAAAGCCGATTTGGACAAGTTAACTAGCGACCTAGGCGGTGATATTGGCTCAGCATTAAACCAAGCGTCAGGCGATTTAAACAGTGCCTTGGCGGCAGCAGATGCTGCATTTAATGTTGACGGTGTAGTTGGTGCTGCTGGTGCTCCGTTATCTACAATAACATCTAAAGTTGGTAGTGGTTCATTAAGTAATATAGCTGATAATGTTGGAACAGCATTTGGTGCTGCACAAGATGGACTTAATGCAGTAGCCGGAACCACAGCTGAAATATCATCTGCAATATCTAAATTAGGTATTGGAGGCAACTTAGCATCTGGTTTCCAAGACTTTGCATCAAATGTTGGCAAAGCAGCTGGTGTTTTAAATAATTTATTAAGTCTCAAAAGAGGCGTAAATCTCCCTGCTGGTGGCGAACTTTTCGAATTCGAAGAAGGCGCCGGTGTTAAACTAGATCCTCAGAATCCAAATGATTGGCGGGTAAAAATTAATGCTAACTTTGCACACTTTGGTGCAAATCCGTTATTTAAAATTCTAGAACAGACTGGTGGAGTAGTTTTTCCATACTTGCCAGAAATAACATTTTCAACAACCGCAAACTATACACAAATAGATCCTGTACATAATAATTATCCCTTCCAGGCTTACAAGAACTCACAAGTGGACGAGATATCGATTTCAGGAGACTTTACAGCAGAGTCAAGTAAAGATGCTGCGTACTGGATTGCAGCAACAACATTCTTTAAAGCATCAACAAAAATGTTCTTTGGAACAGGTAACCTAGCAGGTAATCCACCTATCATATGTAGACTGTATGGATATGGTGCAAACGTCTTTGAAGGAGTTCCGGTTGTAGTTAAAAACTTCTCAGTTACACTACCTACTGATGTTGACTATATTAGATGTACAGAAGCAACTCAAGGTCCTAAACCAACTTGGGTACCAAGAAAAAGTAACATTACTGTTTCAGTACAGCCGATCTACAACAGAGAAAGTTTACGCAAGTTTTCATTGGAGCAATATGCTAAAGGCTCAATGGGCGGAGGAGGATTTTTATAATGGCCATATACAAAAACAATTCTCCATATAGAGATACACCTCAAAATTCTTTGTATTTAGAATTAATGAATATTAGAGCTGTACCAGCATCAGCAAGTGATGTATTATATACAATCGAACCACACTATAATAATAGACCCGATTTGTTAGCATTTGATTTATACGAAGATCCAAAACTTTGGTGGGTGTTTGTACAAAGAAACATGGATACAATCAAAGATCCTATATACGATTTCAAAGCAGGAAATTCAATTTACATTCCTAAACTATCAAATCTAAAAAAGTTCTTAGGAATATAGCATGAGTGCGTTTAATAGACCTCCAAGCATACCAGATAATAAGTTAAAGCCTTTCAAAGGAACTTTGAGGTCTGGTGAAAAAATTAGAAACATAAACGGAAAAAGTTTTGTTGTTCCAGCAGAAATAAAAAAGCCGGACGGCTCACCAACGATTAATGCATCTAATACTTTTCAAGCATCAAATATTCCTGTAGGAAGTGCAGAACTAAGAGAGAAAATAAAAGTTTTCAGTCTTGATGCTCAGTTAGAAACAATAGAACTTGCAGAAAACGCAATAGCACAAGTAATAAATGACAAAACAAAAACAGTTGATGCTGCAATTTCTAATGTAGATGATTTTGCTGATAAGAAAAATGATGCACCAGTAGGACCAGGAACACCAAGTCCTAGAAGAGATTCAGAAACACCAAATCTAATTCAAAATCCGTTAGAAAAATTTTCAACAGTTAGTTCGTTATGGACGATGGCTGTGCTAACACCAATGCAGTATAATGATCCAAGTTCATATAGGACAGGAGATCTAGGATTTGCAGGACAAGATTTTGAAGGTGGTGGTATAACAGTTAAATCCGGAATTGTTTTTTCTGCCGCAGGGCGTGGCGACAAATATAGAACAAAAATTCAAGGTGGCAAATCACCTGAATATTTTGTTGACAACTTTAAAATGACTACAGTAATGTCAGCAACAAAAAACACAGGTAATACAAATGCAATTAACTTTGACTTTGATATATTTGAACCATACAGCATGGGATTGTTATTAGAGTCGTTGCAAGTTTCTGCACTTAAAGCAGGGTATCCTAACTACTTAGATGCTCCGTTTGTATTGCGTTTAGACTTTGTAGGATTTAGTGCAGATGGTACAGAAGAAAAAACCATAGGTACCCAAGGGCTGAATCCAAAATACTTTGTAATGAAATTAAAGAGAGTTACCTTTGATACAAACGAATCAGGAACTACGTACAAGGTTCAAGCGTTTCCTTACAACCATTCTGCTTACTTGGACACAGTTAATATGCTGTTCAATGACATTTCAATTACTGCTCCGGAAAAAGGTACAGTTGAAGAAATGTTAAAAACAGGACCTAAGAGCTTAGAGAAAGTACTTAACGATAATGAAAAATTGTTAGTAGAATCAGGAGCATATTCAATTCCAGATGTTTACATCATTGATTTTCCTGAGAAATCGACAGACTTTATAACAGGTGCTAGAAAAACATCTGACACATTTACTGACGGAGATCCCGGAGCAATAGTTGACGCAGACACTCCACCGCCGGAAAGTTCTAAGGCATTTGGAAAAAATGCTGCTGCTCCTTCTCAAATAACCAAGACGTCTTTTGAATCTAACCACATAGGAAAATCAACGTTTGGTTTTGATTCAACATCAGGTGGTAACTTTAACTGGGAAAGTTCTGCAATGTATAGAGCAGGAGATTCTAAGTACAATGAAGAAACAGGTCGTATTGATCGTTATAAAATGCAATTAGATCCTAAACAGCGTGAATTTTTCTTTACACAGAAACAGCCCTTAACTGATGTTATTACACAGACTATATTAAGTTCAAGATATGCAAAAGACGCTATTAGCGGAACTCCTGATAACCATAACCTTACACCAGAAGGATATATTAAGTGGTTTAAAATTGATGTTCAAGTAGCGTTCTTAGATTACGATCCACAGATAGGAGACTTTGCTAAACAATATACATTTAGAATTGTTCCATATTTTGTGCATCACAGTATTTTTAAAGCGCCTGGCGAAGGAGTTGACACAGCAGCATTACAAAAAACAATTGCTAAAAGATACGACTACATATATTCAGGACAAAACGTTGACGTACTTAAATTTGATATCAAGATTAATAATTTATTCTTTGCAGGTTCTCGACCAACCCCTGAAGCTAATACTTCAAGTGAATCTAACAAAAATATTAACGGTACAGGTACTAACAAAACATTAACTACAAACACTCCAGAAGGTACAGCAGAAGCAAAAGCACCTAACCTAGGTAAGAAAAAACTAAAACGTGATGTATCTATATTACACGAAAGTCAGAAAGGTGGTAGCGGATTCAAAGATGTTGAACAATTAGTTGCTGAAAATTTCCAGAAAGCATTTGTTGACAACAGCGCAGGTGACTTGATTACAATTGATTTAGATATACTCGGCGATACGTACTGGATGGTTGAAAGCGGCCAAGGAAATCACATAGACGGAGCAGCACCACGTTCGCAGACAACTGATGGCGGAGAAGCTAATTACACAGGAGGCGAAATTTATATCTTTATTAGTTTTAGAACTCCGATTGATACAAATACTGACACTGGACTTTACGAATTTGCAAATGAAAATCCAAGTCCTTTTAGCGGAATTTATAAAGTATTGAAATGTGATAGTGAATTTAAAGGCGGGCAGTTTACACAAAAACTTAGATGTATTAGAATGTCAGGTCAACCAATTGATTACGGTGGTAAAATTCCAGATGGTTCTAAAGAAGGATTCCAAACAGAAATTGGTTCCGCACAAAAAGAAAAAACAGAAGTTGGAGAAACTCCTCCACCAGTAAAAGTTGATAGGACAATAACAATCGAAGAAGTAGAAAAAGCAGGAGAGCAATTTGCTAATAATTTCCTTGCTAACTTTGGCTTGAGTGTAGATGGTATAGAAAAATGGGCCGCAAAATTACCTAAAGGTGATGGCGAGTTTAAATCTAAGCCTAAGAAACCTGTCTTAAAAGAATACAGAAGACAAGCCAACGGTTCGTTAGTTAACTTTAATATTGACAGAAAACAACCATTTGAAGAAAGCAAAGATAGAGAAGGAAACACTATTAGAGTTTATGATCCTAAACTACTTGACGGAGTTAAAACTTAATGCCAGTTGAAAAGAGAACCAGATATAATACTCAGGCAGGAGCATTAGGCTCGGGTGCTTATCTTGCTACAGTAATTGATGTACTTGATCCTACATTCAATGGTAGACTAAAAGTTTCGCTACTCAGAGAATCTGGTAACGCAGGTAACGTTGACGGACAAACATATCTTGTAAATTATGCATCTCCATTCTTCGGACACACACCATACGAAGCATTAGGAATGAACCAAGACGACTTTAAAGATACACAACAAAGTTATGGTATGTGGGCAGTTCCACCAGATGTTGGTGTAACTGTTATGGTAATGTTCATAGAAGGTAATCCATCATCGGGTTATTGGTTTGCTTGTGTTCCTCCAAGGTTTGCTAATCATATGGTTCCTGCAATAGGTGCAGCAGATACAGATCCAACAGGTGCTAGGGGTGAAGATCAAACAAGCAATAGAGCGTCATTGGCTGCATTATCAGAAGATGACAAGAAAAAATTCAATACAAAAATGCCTTTGCCAGTTGGAGAAATTAACAAACGATTTAATGGTCAAGGAGATCAAGAAATTGACGCTGAAAAGATTCCAAAGCCTGTACATCCTATAACAGATAGATTCTTCCTTCAAGGATTATTAGAAGATGATGCAAGAGGGGTTACTACTACAACTAGTAGGCGTAACAATCCTAATGCAGTATTTGGTATTAGTACTCCTGGACCTTTAGACTACGGTCCAAACGGTAAACGTATGAGACGTGGTACAAAAGAAAATCTAAGTGTTGAGATTCCTGTTACAAGATTAGGTGGAACACAGTTTGTTATGGACGATGGTGATGATCGCTATATTAGAAAAACTTCTCCGCAAGAAGGTCCAGTAGAATATGTTGAAGCGTCAGATGCAAATACTAGTGCAGGATTACTTGACTTACCATATAACGAATACACAAGACTTAGAACAAGAACAGGACATCAACTTCTTTTACATAATTCAGAAGATTTAATTTACATAGGTAATTCAAAAGGAACTTCGTGGGTTGAGTTAACATCTAATGGTAAAGTAGATGTGTTTGCAAACGACAGTGTAAGTGTTCACTCAATGAATGATATTAATATTAAAGCAGATAGAGATATCAACATGGAAGCCGGTCGTAATGTAAACATTAAAGCAACTGCTGAATATCAAGCACCTGACAGTTTACATCAAGATGCAAAAATTGAAGATGCTCTTAAACAAGAAAATGGTAGAGTACAAATAGAAAGTGCATTTAATACTAATATACTAATTGGCGCCAACGGAAAAATTGAAACAAGAATGTATACAAATGCAGAAGATCTTCCTCTTGCTGGAGATTTAGATATTTCAGTTGCTGGCAACCACAGACACTTTGTTGGCGGAACTACAGATATTCAAACAATTGGTGACAGATCAGATACACAAGCAAATTGGGACATACTTACAGGTGGTTACAATTACTTAACATCAGGCGCTAATACAGAAGTTGCATCAGGTGGAGACATTATTATGTCAGCAAGTCCTAACATACACCTTAACGGTCCAGCTGCAACAGGAGCAGCACAAGCTGACACAGCACTAACAATTACAGATTTAATTAAATACGATAACCCATTAGTAAACCCATTAAAAGACTGGGCTACTACGAAATGGCAAGACGGAACAATAACATCTATCATGAGGCGTATTCCTATGCACGAGCCGTGGTTACTGCATGAAAACCAAGCACCTCAGTTTGTTACAGCACTAGCAACAGATAGAGAGGAGAAACAAGATGGCTAAGTTATACAATCAGAAAACAGTAGCAGTCGATCAAGCATCAATAGGAGCATCAGGCGCAACAACTTATGCTTACAAAGGATTTAGTTCAGCGAATTCAGTTGATAACTTCAAGCTCTATGACATAGATTTAGTTAAGCAGGATATTATCAATCATTTTTACATTAGAAAAGGCGAAAAATTAGAAAATCCAAACTTTGGAACAATTATCTGGGATATGATCTTTGAGCAATTTACACCGCAAGTTAAAGAAATGATTGCTAAAGATGTACAGGATATTATTAATTACGACCCAAGAATACAAGTTAATGCTGTAGGAATTGACAGCACTGAGCAGGGAATTAGAATCGAAGCCGATGTAACATACATACCGTTCAATGTTAAGGAGAGAATGAAGTTTAATTTTGATAGAGATAACTCCGTTATAAACTGAGCATATTATAAACATTGGTAAATACAGCATAGGAACTAATAATGAGCACAACGTCAAGACAAAACAATTTATTACTTAACGAAGACTGGACAAGAATCTACCAGACTTTCGCTAATGCTGATTTCAAATCTTACGATTTTGAAAATCTAAGACGTGTGATCATCACTTACCTAAGAGAAAACTATCCAGAAGATTTTAACGATTACATTGAAAGCTCAGAGTATCTTGCACTAATTGATGCTATTGCGTTTTTAGGGCAAAGTTTATCTTTCCGTATTGATTTAGCAAGTAGAGAAAACTTTATTGAACTTGCTGAACGTAAAGAAAGTGTACTACGTATTGCTAAAATGCTTAGTTATAATGCAAAGCGTAACTTACCATCAAAAGGTTTACTTAAATTTACATCAGTTTCAACTACAGAACAATTAGTTGATAGTAATGGGCGTAATTTAGCAAGTCAAACAGTTAAATGGAATGACCCAACTAATACAAACTGGGCAGAACAGTTTATTTTGCTTCTTGATGCTGCTATGTCTGATAACACAAAATTTGGCAGAAGCCAAGGTACAGATGTTATTCAAGGTATCCCAACAGAACAGTACAGATTTAGAACTGCTAGTACTGATGTGCCAATGTTTACTTTTAATAAAAACGTTGCAGGCAGACAAATGGTGTTTGAAATCTTAAGCACAACTTTTAAAGGTGCAGAAGAGATTTACGAGGAAGCACCTACACCTGGTAACCAACTAGGATTTCTTTACAGACAAGATAACAAAGGTCCAGCAAGTCCTAATACAGGATTTTTCATGCACTTCAAACAAGGTTCTTTGGAGTTAGCTGACTTCACAATTGATGCACCATCAACAAATGAAAAAGTTGCAGTTGATGCAAAAGGAATTAACAACGATGATGTTTGGTTGTTTGAATTACTTGCAAATGGAAGCCAAGCTCAAGAGTGGACAAAAGTATCAAGCCTTACAGGAAACAATATTGCTTACAACAGTTTGTCAGGAGACATTAGAAATATTTACGGTGTTGAAACTAAACAGAATGATATGATTGATTTAGTTTTTGCTGACGGTGTATATGGTAACTTACCTAAAGGATCTTTTAGAACTTACTATAGAATTAGTAATGGATTAAGTTATACAATTTCACCTAATGAAATGAAAAATGTTAATATCTCAGTTGACTATGTTAACCAAGCAGGTATTGCACACACATTAACAATTGGAATGGCTTTACAGTCTACAGTTTCAACATCAACACCTACAGAATCAGTTGCATCGATTAAAAGGAATGCACCAGCAAACTATTATACACAAAATAGAATGATTACAGGTGAGGACTATAACCTTGCACCTTTAGCAACATCACAAAATATTTTAAAAGTAAAAGCATCAAACAGAACATCAAGTGGATTGTCACGTAACTTTGATCTTATTGATGCAAGTGGAAAGTACAGTTCAGTTAACGTATTTGGTACAGACGGATATATGTATAAAGAAGAAGATGAACAATCTCTTTCTTTTAAATTCTCAAATAGATCAGATATTATTAATTTTATTAAACAAAAAGTAGAAGGTATATTTACAGAAACAGATGTTTATAATTTCTACTTTACAAAATATGACAAAATTTTATTTACAAGTGACAACATTGTGTGGAATGCATCAACTAACAACATTAATGAAGGCACAGGATACTTTACAAACAAAGTTGATCTGTCGTTGCTTAAAGTAGGAACATATTCTACCAATAACTTAAAATATATTACTCCAGGAGCAAATGTTAAATTTACTGCTCCGACAGGACAATCATTTAAAGACGGATTACTAGTAACAACAGACGATACAGATTCTTCACAAAAAAGTGTTATATGGACAAAAGTTATTAGTGTTGCAGGTGATGGTACAAACGCAGGTACTGGTGCTAACGCAAAAGGCATTGGTCCTATTGTGTTTAACGATAATGTTCCTTCAGGCGCAGTTGCTTCTAGAATTGTTCCTAAGTTTGTAACAGATCTTTCAGACGCACTTGAGTCTTCAATGGTTAACCAAGCATTTGCAAATTTAAACTTTGGCCTAAGATATGATGATAAAGAATCAAGTTGGAAAATTATTCAAAATCAAAACTTAGATTTAACGTCAGCATTTAGTTTAGGTAAATCCGGTGATGTAACTAATAATAATTTAGATAGTTCATGGATTATGGCATTTGTAAAGGATAATGATCAATACATTGTACGAACACGTACACTTAACTATGTGTTTGGTAGTAAAAAACAAAACAGATTTTATTTTGATAAAAGCGAAAAAGCATACAACAGTCTAACTGGTAAAGTTGAAAAAGACGTTGTAAATGTTTTAGGTATTAATAGTAAAAATGTTGGCACAGGATCGTTGATACAAGATTACCCATTTGAAGTTGCAGATGTAATTAAATTTGATGACGGATATGAAAGTACTAAAGAAATTAGATTAGGCTTTAGGGATTCTGACGCAGACGGTGTTATTGACAACCCAGAGTCGTTTGTTAATGTAGTTGGCGAAGACCTTGATTTAAAATATCTTTTCTTCAAAGCAGAAAAAGACGATTATGGTACAACTGTTTATAACCTAGTTGACACAACAGTAACTCCTATTTTGGTTATTGAAAAAGAATCACTAGTTAACGTTAATAACTATAGCGACGGACAATTAATTTATTTTTACGATAGTGCAGAAAATAGAGTTAAAAGAGTTGACAGAACAACAAATACACTTGTACTAGAAAGCACATACAGAGCAAATATTGGTAGAGACAATATTAAGTTCCAATACACACATTCAGCAAGTGAAGATAGAAGACTTGATCCTAGTGTAACAAACATTATTGATCTTTATCTTTTAACTAGATCTTATGATACAGAATTTAGAAATTATCTAGCAGGTGCACGTACAACAGAACCAACTGCACCAACAAATGACGAACTTAGAGTAACGTTTGGAACAGGACTAAACTCTATTAAGTCAATTAGCGATGAAGTAGTTTATCATCCTGTGAAGTATAAAGTTTTATTTGGCAGTAATGCTGACACTAAATTACAAGCTCAGTTTAAGGTTGTTAAGAATCCTAATAAAACTGTTAACAATAACGATTTAAAAGTAAGAATTGTAAATGCAATGAATCAATTCTTTGATGTAAACAACTGGGACTTTGGAGATAGATTCTATCTAAGCGAACTTACAACTTATATATTAAATGTAGTTTCGCCTGATATATCAAACATTGTTATATTGCCAAGACAGACATCACAGGCATTCGGAAGCCTGTTTGAAATACAAAGTAAACCAGACGAAATTTTTGTTAGTGGTGCCACTGTTGATGACATAGAGATTGTATCTTCTATTACGGCTGCTGAAATTAACTCAGCAAATAATTCAATAGTGAGTGACACATAATGGCTGCTGATAACAAAAAGTTTCCTAATAGCGACATTCCAATTAGAAAAAGTTCAGACTTATTACCTAACGTCTTCCAAACCCCAGTCAATGATAAATTTTTATCAGGAGTACTTGATCCTTTAATACAGCCGGGTGTTGTTGACAAGACTGTAGGTTATATTGGTAAGCGTTACGGAAAAACTTTTACAGGAAAAGATGTTTATCTTGATACAGACCAAACACTAAGAAGTCGTTATCAACTTGAGCCAGCTGTTACAGTTGAAGAAGATCAAAAGATTTTAAAATTTAAAGACTATATTGATCTTAAAAGCATGGTTGAGTTCTTTGGCAATGCCAATGAAAGAGATGATAAAACTACAGAGCAAGAACATTACAGTTGGAATCCTCCTATTGTATGGGACAAGTTTATTAACTACAGAGAATATTATTGGATTCCAGGCGGCCCACCATCAGTAGATGTATATGGACAAGCAGCAAATATTCAAAGTACATATAAAGTAGGAACTGGTATAAACAGTTGGATACTTACACCAGACAGTGTAACTAATAATCCTGATATTACTTTATATAGAGGACAAGAATATAAGTTTGAAGTTAACTCTCCTGATGAAGGTTTCTATATTAGAAACAATTATGATACAGGATCTTTAGAATTTAATCCTAACAAATCATACTTTCCTGGAGAACTAGCAGTATTCGACAAACAACTTTGGAAGTGTGTTAACGAAACAAGTCCATTAGACGGAAGTAGTATTACAATTGATTCACAAGATTGGCAATTGGTTGCTAACGATGCAGGATTTGCTTCTCTACTATATAGAGATGGTGTAGAAAATAATGGTGTAAAAGTAGGAACGTTAACATTTAAAATTCCACAAGACTCGCCAGATATATTATATTATCAAAGTGATGTTGAACCTAATAGGTTAGGTAGATTTATTATTTCAGACATTGATACAAATACTTTTATTGATGTTGAAAAAGAAGTTGTAGGTAAAAAAGAATACACAACCGCAGACGGAATTAGTTTTACAAACGGAATGGTTGTAGCATTTAGAGGCCAAGTGCAACCATCGAAATATGCAGACGGACAATGGTTAGTTGAAGGTGTTGGTTCAGAGATTAGATTAATTAATTTTGCTGACTTAGTACCTCCGCCATTAGATACAGATTCGCCTGATATATTATTTGATAATCAAGGATTTGATACACAGCCTTTTGATGATGCAACACAGTATCCTGGTAATAAAGATTATATTACAATTGCTAGAAACAGTAAAGACTCTAACCCTTGGTCCAGATATAACAGATGGTTCCATAGATCTGTTTTAGAGTCTGCATATAAATTTAGAAGTCAAGACTTTGATTCATTAGAATCAGCTAGAGCTAAAAGACCTATTATTGAATTCCAACCTGATATACAATTATATAATCACGGTGGCATTGCAAAACAAACAGTTGACTACGTAGATACATTTACAGATGATGTGTTTTCTAAAATTGAAGGGTCACAGGGTTATAATATTGACGGTGAGTTCTTGTTTGAAGGAGCAAGGATTCTAGTTATTGCAGATACAGATAGTTTAGCAAATAACAGAATTTATGAAGTAAGGTTTGTAAAACACAATAACACTACACAAATTAATTTAAAAGAAACTGCTGATTCATTATCAGCATTTAATGAAGGTGTTCTAGTAAGACGTGGTACAACTAACGCAGGTAAGATGTATCATTATGATGGTACAGTTTGGAAATCAAGCCAAGAAAAAACTAGTGCTAACCAAGCACCTAAGTTTGAATTATACGATTCAGCTGGTGTTGCATTTTCAGACCCAACAATATATCCAGTATCAAGTTTTGTAGGTAGCAATCTTTTAAGTTATAAAGTTGGCACAGGTGTTGTAGATAAAGAATTAGGATTTGCATTAAGTTATGCAAATATTGATAATGTAGGTGACATTGTATTTGATTGGAACTTTGAAACAGAAAAATTTGTTTACACACTAACGCAAAAACAATATACCAAGAATACTAACACTGGATTCTATAAAATTAATGGAAAATATGCCAACGGTTGGATAGCAACAGACAAAACATTTATTCAGCCAATTATTGATCAGTACACGTTTACTACAGCAGATTCTATTGCAATATTCAATACTGTTGATTGGGATGTGTTACCAGACGATGCAGTAATTAATTTTTATCTAAACGGCGAATATATTACTGACACATATACTAGAAGTACTAATCAGTTTACGTTTAATAGAACATTTAATATTAATGATGTAGTAACTATAAAAATAGTTGCAGCAATTAAACCAGATCAAGGGTATTATCAAATACCTGCAGGGCTAGAAAAAAATCCTCTGAATGAACAATTAAAAACATTTACGTTAGGACAAGCAACAGATCATTTAAAATCATCTCTTGAATTTGATAGAAGAGTTGTAGGAACTGTTCCGGGTGTTTCAAATCTAAGGGACTTAGATCAGTATCAAAAACACTCAACAAGGTTTATGAAACATTCAGGTTTCGCAGCAGTGTCTACTTTGTTAATTAATGACAAAGATATTAACATTGTTAAATCTTTAAGATATGCTAAGTCAGCATATACTATTTTTAAACAAAATATTATTAAGAAAGCAACCGAAGTTGAGTTCAACGAAAATACTTCAGACTTTTTAGATAGTATTATAGAAATTATTACAAAGACTAAAACTATTGACAGTCCTTTTGCAGACTCTGATATGATTGGTGCTGGAGCGTTTACAAGAACAGATTATGTTGTTGACGATCCGGGTATTAAAACATTTACACTTACTGAAGATTTTGATTTAGAAACATTAAGCAGAAGAGCAGTATATGTTTACCTTAATGATGTACAACTTATTGTAAACAAAGATTACACAGTTAATGGAGCATTGGGCTTTATTACAATTACAGGTACGTTAGTTGAAGGTGATAGAATTGAGATTAGAGAGTATGTGTCAACAGCATTTAGCCATGTACCGCCAACTCCAACATCACTAGGACTTTACCCTAAGTACGAACCTACAAAATATTTAGATGACACTTACAGAGTACCTAAAGATATAATACAAGGACACGATGGTAGTAAAACTACTGCCTATGGCGATTATAGAGATGACTTACTTTTAGAATTTGAAAAGCGTGTATTTAATAACATCAAACAAGAATACGATGCTAAGATTTTTGATGTTCAAAAAGCGTTGGGTGGATATTACGGTAATAGTACATTTGTAAAAGAAGAACTAGATAGCGTAATCAATCAAGAGTTTTTATCATGGGTGCAAAATACTAACCTAGGTTATACAACAAACGATTATTTTGTAGAAACAGAACCGTTTACATATACATATTCAAGTATGACAGATCCAACAGGCAAAGAAAACTTGCCTGGATATTGGAGAGGTGTTTACAAATATTTTTACGATACTGATAGACCGCATACACATCCATGGGAAATGCTAGGCTTTACAATAAAGCCAACATGGTGGGAGACTGAGTACGGAGCAGCACCTTATACTAATGGTAACTTGGTGTTGTGGGAAGATATTGCTGCTGGTAAGATTGCTCAAGGAGATCGAGCAGGGATATATCCAAGATATGCCAGAACAACAATTCTAAATCATATTCCTTGTGATTGTGACGGTAATTTAGTTGATCCTTTGACTTCAGGTCTTGCAGGTAATTTTCAACTTGTTAACAATAGAGGTCCTTTTAAACTAGGTGATGATAGTCCAGTTGAAAACGCATGGAAAACTAGTTCAGAATATCCTTTTGCAATAACAACAGCACTAGCATTATTAAAACCGTTTGATTATCTAGTACTAAACTTTGACAGAGCTGTTACTAAAAGAAACATTATTGACCAGTTAGTAAATGTAACATCAGAAACATTTTTAACACCAACAGACTTAAAGTTTCCTATCGCAGGAAAGACACAGGTAGCAGGACTTGCAATTTACATTGCTTCATATATTAAGTCAGTGGGCGGAGCAGTTGCTGATGCTCAGAAAAATATTGATTGTATAAATGTTAGATTAACTTCAAGAGTAAGCGGGTTTGTTGATAAGCAGCAACAAAAATATTTACTTGATAGTAAAAATCCAAGCTCGGCAAGTGCAAGTGTGTTTATTCCACCTGAGAACTACGATATTATCTTTAATGTAAGTTCTCCAATAGCTTCGGTTACTTACAGTGGTGTTATATTTGAAAAAACAACACAGGGTTGGGTAGTAAATGGATACGATGATATTAATCCTTACTTTAATACGTTTGAAGCGTATCCACAACAAGCTGATCCTGTAATTTCAGTTGCAGGAACTTCAGAACCTTTTACTGAATGGGATCAAGAAAAAACATTTAACAACGGTGGTATTGTTGAGTACAGAGGAACATTCTATAGAGCAACACAGACATTTACCTCTGGAGAAACGTTTGATAAAAGTAACTTAGTACAGCTACCCGACTTACCAGTTGAGAATGCTGTTGTTGCTCAACAACGTAGAAACTTTAATAGTTTCAAAGTTAAGAAAGTAAGTTACGGAACAGAGTTTAACAGTATACAAAGTGTAGTTGACTTCTTACTAGGATATCAAGCACACTTAAAAAGTCAAGGGTTTGACTTTGCAAACTATGACGGCACTAATCAAGTAGTACAAGATTTTACAACAGCAGCAAAAGAATTTATGTACTGGACAGTCCATAACTGGGCAGTTGGTTCTGTATTATCGATGAGTCCAGGTGCAGCAAGTATGGAAATTAATCTTGCTGTTGGAGTTGCTGATAACTTATTAGATAGTTTCTATGATTATAATGTGTTGAAAGCAGACGGCTCAGCACTTGATCCTAAATTTATAAATGTATCAAGATCTTTTCAAAAAATTCAAGTTAACACAACAAACACAACTGAAGGTATCTACTTACTAAAATTAAATTATGTTCTAAAAGAACATGTTGTTGTATTTGATGATAAAACAGTTTTCAATGATACTATATTTGATAAAGCAACAGGTTATAGACAAGAAAGAATTAAAGCACAAGGATTTAGAACAACAGATTGGGACGGTGATTATACTAGCCCTGGCTTCTTATTTGATAATGTATCATTTGATACTTGGATACCTTATTATGATTATAAATTAGGAGACATTGTATCTTACAGAGCATACAAGTATACCGCAAGATTTAATCATACTAGTGATGAAGAGTTTAATGACGCTAACTGGACACAACTAGACTCAACACCTGAGAAACAACTTATTCCTAACTTTGATTATAGAATTAATCAAATGGAAGATTATTTTGATGTGTCATCAGAAGGATTAGGAAAGAGCCAGAGAGATCTTGCAAGGCATACTGTAGGATACCAAAGCAGAGAATATTTAGAAAATTTATCTGAAGATCCAACAACACAGTTTAAATTGTATCAAGGATTCATCAGAGAGAAAGGTACACCAAATGCAATTACTAAACTGTTTACAAAACTAGGTGATAATACTAGCAATGCCGCTGTTGATCTTAATGAGGAGTGGGGATTCAAGTTAGGACAAGTTGGAGGAGTTGATCAGTCAGAAAGAATTGAAATTAGATTAGATACTGACAAGTTTAAATTAAATCCTCAGCCTGTATTAGTTGAAGCGTCTGCAGAAGATAAAGTTGATAGGTATTATAGAATTGATTCGACTAATTTTGAGTTTGGTCCAAGCCCGTTTACAACAGACATCAACCCAACTAGTTATGATTCTAAGCCTGTATTAACAGCAGGATATGTATCAGTAGGTCAAACAGACTTTACAGTTACAAACAGAGATGAAATATTAAATCTTGCAATTGCTTCAGTACAAGATAATAATCATATATGGGTTACATTTGATGGACCTTCATGGACCGTTCTTAGAGCAAACACAGTATTCGATTTAAAAATTACAAACTTAGAAAGTAATGATGATAACGAAGTGATCTTTACTTTTGAAAAAGCACACTTGTTAAAAGTTGATGATGTATTTGGTATCAAAACAATAGCAGGACTAAATCAGTTTTGGAAAGTAAAAGCAGCAACAACTAATACAGTTACAGTACAGCATACAGAAAAGTATGATGCAGATCAAGGATTCGAACCTAGCACAGGCGCTTATCCAATGTTACTAACTGAAGCACGGTTTAGTTCTTACGACACTGTTGACCCAGAGAAGGTAGCACTACTAACTGACGGATCAAAACTATTTGTAGACTCTAATGTAAACTCACACTGGGAAGTTGTTGAAAAGAAAAAACAGTTTACAGGTAATAAAATTGTTGACTTTGGTATTACTGATCCAACAAGTGTTGGTAAGAAAACAGTTTACAGTGATACACTTAAACAGGTTATAGTTGGCATACCTGATGCAGCAAGAGTAGGAATTTATATTCAAGGTGCAACAGGCCTATCGTCTAAGCAATTGCTTGAACCACCGTCATGGTTAACAACAGATGTTACAGGATCATTTGGTCTTGAATTAGCACTTAGCCCAGATAGCCAGTGGTTGATGGTCGGTGCTCCAACAGCAAGTGGAATCCCTAGCAGATATCAAGGTGCATTTGATGTAAATGCAAACTACTTAATTAATGACATTGTTTTATTTGCAGGTAGACTTTATAAAGCAACTGATAATATTAACGGTGACGGCAGCACAATTGATGTGTACAGCAATGAATGGGTTGAAGTACAGAAGATTGATGCAGAAAGCGATGGATCAAACACAGGTGGTTTTGAAACAGGTGTAATATTCATTTACAAGTACCAGTCACAACAGTGGAACTTATACGACATACAAGTAAGTCCTAGAACTTATGACAATGAAAGATTTGGTGAAAAGATTGCAGTTAGCCAAGCAACATCAACAGGCCCTTATTACATGTCAGTATCAGCACCTGGTTCACAAGATGCAAAAGGTCGTGTATATCTTTACACGTATGATACAACAGATGGTTGGCGCTTAGACTATAATAAAAATTATAGAGGCATTTATGCTGCTGATGATTCTACTTTTTATCCTAAGGACTCAATAGTATTTTCAAATGGAGATATGTGGAAAGCATTAGTTGATAATGTTGCAGACGGAAGTTCATTAACAATTTACTCAAACGATTGGGTTAAGATGGACGAAGTAACAACAGGTGCTTCACTTCCAATGTCAATAGCAACTAACGATGATGGTTCAACACTTGATGCAGGAATACTTGATGACGAACAACTTGTTGAGTTAGTTAAAGTAGATGATCGTTTTGGTACTTCTTTAGCAATGAACTATGACGGTACAGTACTTGCAGTAGGCGCACCAAACAGTGACGGACAATACTTTAATAACTTTAAAGGTCAGTGGAGACCTAACTACGAATATATGCAAGGCGATACAGTTAAGTATCAAGGCAGTTATCATCAATTACAAAATTTAGGACCAAGTGCAGTAGGTGCAGATAGTACAATTAGAAGTTATAACGAAGCACCAGATGCTGGCGAGCCTTGGGTAAACGTAGGCGATAGCACAGACGTTGCTTCAGGTAAAGTTTACATATACAAAAAGAATGCAGCTGGTGTTTATAGATTACTACAGCAAATAAATGCAGACTCTCTTCCATACCTAAGTGATCTTGATCCAAGTGAAGCAATAAGCTCAGGTGACAAGTTTGGTTATGCTATTGGATTAGACTATTCAGGTAACACATTAGTTGTTACAAGTCCTTTAGCAGATAAAAACTTCCAGAATCAAGGTAGTGCTTATGTGTTTAAGTTTGATAGTGATTCAACAGAATTTGCTTATAGACTAAAACAAAAATTAACAAGTTACTCAGATTATCCAAATGAAATGTTTGGTCAAGATATTTCAATCTCAAGCGGTACTGAAATAATTGCAATTGGTGCAACTAATTCTCCGTTTACATTACAGACAAGATTTGATGGATCACAAACATCATACGATAGTAACAGAACTACGTTTAGAGATTATGACGGATTTGCTGGAGCAGTTTATGTGTTTGAGAAAAAAGGTAAGTCTGAGAGATACTTCCTATCAGAGAAAATTGACGAAACACTTTCTTTAAACGAGTCTTTTGGTTACAGTTTATATGCTACAAGAAACGCTATTGTAGTTGGATCGCCTAACTATATTTCTCCTGCACCTCACGGAGTTGATATTGCATTTGAAGGAGACAAAACAGGTACAGCTAGATTGTTTGAAAAAACTGAAGGTCAAAATGCACTAAACGTTATTGGCTCACAACCACAAACAGTTGACATTGATAAGTTTAAACGTATTTCACTTTATGATACTGAAGATGATATAAAAATTCTTGACATAGAAATTTTTGATCCTGCTAAAATGAAACTGTTAGCACAAGCAGAAAGAGAACTTACATATAAAGTTCCATACGATCCTGCAATTTATACAACAGGAACAGCAGAAGGTGCTGTTGTTGATGATTCTATTTGTTGGAAAACTAAAAACGTAGGTAAACTATGGTGGGATATTTCAACAGCTAAATGGTTTGACTATGAGCAAGGCGAAGTTTCATATAGAGTAGGTGCATGGGGAGCATTGGCTCCTGGAGCATCAATTGATGTTTATGAATGGGTACAGTCTAAATTACTTCCTTCGGAGTGGGCAGTAGTTGCAGATACTAATGAAGGTTTACCACTAGGCATATCTGGGCAACCATTGTATGCAGATGATAGTGCTTACAGTATAAAAGCAGAATTTAATCCTAATACAGGAGAACAAACAGAAGTTTATTATTACTATTGGGTAAGAAATAAAGTTACTGTTCCTGAAGGTAATACTGATAGATCTATTTCAGCAGCAGATGTGTTTAATTTGATTAGTGATCCTTCTGCACTAGGACAAACATATGCAGCATTTATTGACAAAGACAAATTTTTATTATTCAATTACAAAGCATCAGTAGCAGAAAGCTCTGCTGTACTAAATGTTGAATACTTTACACAAGAAGAAAATCAAAATCAAGTACACAACGAGTATCAACTTCTAACTGAAGGTGTTGCAGATAGTTTACCAACTACATCATTAGAAAATAAATGGATTGATAGTTTAATTGGGTACGATAGACAAGGTAATAGAATACCTGATCCTAACTTGCCAGCTAAACAACGATATGGTATAAGTTACAGACCAAGACAAAGTATGTTTGTTGATAGAAAGTCTATCTTAAGAACTTTAATTACAAATGTTAACGCAATCATGCACAAAGAAGCATTTGCTGATTCATTAAACTTTACAACGTTAAATTCAGTAGACAGTATTCCAAGTTCTTTATTAAACCTTTATGACACAACAGTTGATAGCTATATTGAATTACTTGAAGTAGGTACATCTAGAATTAAACAATGTAACTTACGTGCAAATATTATTGATAATGAAGTCAACTCTATTGATATTTTAGATGCAGGGTTTGGATATAAGATACCTCCAACTATTGAATTTGAAGGTGACGGAACAGGTGCAGAAGCAGTTACTACAATTGACAACCAAGGTAGAGTTAACAGTGTAACAATTACTAATAAAGGTAAACTATACACATACATTTCTACTAAACCAAGACAGTTTAGTGTGCTTGTTAATAACGATTCTACTGCAAATAATTTCTGGAGCATTTATGCTTGGGACGATGTAAGAAAATCATGGTACAGAAGTAGATCACAAGCGTACAACACACCGTTATATTGGTCATATGCTGACTGGTGGGACAATGACTTTGGTCCTACTTCAAGAATAGTAAAAGAAATAGTTAGTGTATACGAAGAACCAACTATAAATGTTGAAATTGGAGACTTGATTAGAATCAAAGAATACGGTTCAGGTGGCTGGGCAGTGTTTAAGAAAACTACTGATGTTAGTACCGAGTCTATGAACAACTACGAGATGATTGGTAGGTACCAAGGAACTATTCAATTCTCATCAGACTTATATGATACAGCAACAAGTGGTGTTGGATATGACAACGTAGACTCATTTGATATTGACTTTTATGATAAAGAAGTTTCAAATGAACTTAGATTTATTTTACAAGCATTGAAAGAAGATGTTTTAATTGGAAATTATGCAGTTGAGTGGAACAACTTATTCTTTACATCAATTAGATATGTGTTTAAAGAACAAACTTATGTAGACTGGGCGTTTAAATCTAGTTTCTTAAATGCAACACACAATGTTGGCACACTAAAACAAAAAACTAATTACAAAAATGACAGTCTTGAAAGTTACTTAGACTATATTAACGAAGTAAAACCTTACAGTACAACAGTAAGAGAATATATTAGTAAGTATGACACTATAGATAATACAAATTCTGCTATTTCAGACTTTGATTTACCTCCTTACTATTCAGAAGCACAAGGAAAAATTGTTCCTGTTGAAAGTACTGACGATATATTAGCAACGTATCCTTATAAATTCTGGAACGATAACAAAGGTTACCAGATTATTGAAATAAGTGTTGCTGGTAAAGGCGCAGATTACACAGAAGCACCTAAAGTATTAATTACTGGTGGAGGCGGAAGCGGTGCTAAAGCAACTGCATATGTTTCAAACGGTAAAGTTACTGGAATCAAATTAACAGAACACGGTTCAGGATACACATCAACACCAACTGTTTCCCTTGTAGGTGGTAATGGTACTTCGCCATCAGTTGCAAGAGCAGTTGCAGTGTTAGGTAATGGTAAAACACGTTCTATAAATGTTAATATGAAGTTCGATAGAATTTCTAAAACAGGAATTTATAGTAACTTTACACAAACTGAGTCGTTTACTGCTACAGGTTCAACAGCAGTGTTTAATTTAACTTATCCACCAACTAGAGATAAGTCAAATATTTCAATTATTAAAGACGGACAAGTAGTTCTTAATAATGAATATGATATTGCTTTGTTTACATTAGAAACAGATGTGTATAAACAACTTAGAGGTAAGATTACTTTTAAAATTCCACCAGCAAAAGACGAAGTTATTAATATAACGTATGCAAAGAATGATGAAATCTTAGATAGTGTAAGCAGAATTGAAAAATATTACAATCCATCATCAGGAATGGTAGGTAAAGAACTGAATCAGCTAATGACAGGTATTGACTTTGGTGGTGTTCAAGTACAAGGTACCACATTTGATGTTACAGGTGGTTGGGACGCATTACCTTGGTTTACTGATAGTTGGGATAGTGTCGAGTCAGCAGCAGATTATTACTATGTTGCAGACGGAAGCACAATTAATGTAACACTTCCTTATACTCCTGTAGATGGACAAGTTCTTAATATCTACTTAAAACGTGCAGGCACAGTAGTACCTGACGATATTTTAAATTTACAAGTTGAAGAAGGGGTTGAAGAACCGCCAACACATAGAATTGACGATCCTAATTACACTGATAACTGGGATAGCTCAGTTTCAACGAATCCACATGCACAGATGCCAACATTTATTGGTGACGGTAGCACAAACATTGTTGAAGTTGGTGCCTATGTATCAACACAGCCCGGTGATATTTTAATTTTCCGTCCTGCAGAGAGTGATGGTGCTGTAACTATTAATGATAACAACTTATTAGATACAAAGTTATCAGGTGGAACATTGTCAGCAATGGAAGGTGCTTATGCAACAGCAACAGGATTAAATGCAGAAGACATTTCAATAGACGGTGGTGAATATACTAGTCCAGATCAAGTTCCTGCAACAGAAGAAAACATTCCTGGACAGGTTTTAGATAGTTTAAGTATTAAAGTATTCCACTCAAACAAAGATGCAGCGGGTGCAACAGTTAAATCTAATGTTAGAATCGGTGACGGATCAACATTAGTATATCCAATAGGACAAAAAATTATTGAAAACAAATCAGTAATTGTTTATATTGACGGAATAAAATCTGCACCAGCAACTTATACTGTTAACATTACAAATAGTACAATTGAATTTGCAAGTGTTCCAGCAGAAAATTCTAAAATTGAAATAGTTTCAATAGGATTAGGCGGTGTGTCAATACTTGATTACCAAGAGTTTATTGCAGACGGTGACACAACATTATTCTTAACTAACGCAAACTACATTGATACTTCAAATATTTTTGTATCAGTCAACGGTGTACAATCTGATACAGGATTTATTGACAGCACAGACTTATTACCTGACACGCCAAACAGAACACTTGTACAGTTTGGTACAAAGCCTGATAGATTAGCAGTGATTAGAATTGTTGCATTTGGCGCAGCAGCAGACGTTGATAGTTCATTGCAATCTTTAATTAGAGTTAACCAACAAGAATTTACATATGATGGTAGCACTAAGAGTTATGACCTAGATACATTTGTTCAGTTATCTAGAGAAAGTGCATTAGCATCAACTATTGTTGAAGTAAACAACAAAAAACTAAAAAGTGTTGACACAGTTTACAATGTTTACGATGGAGTAACTAAAAAATATGTACTAGGTGTTGATCCTATTGCATCAGCAGGTTCTATTGTTCCAAACAACATTAAAGTTTATATTAACAACGAGCTAAAAACATTTATTACAGACTATGTTTATAATGGTACAACTAAAGAGCTTGAGGTTACTGCGGAAAATTTGACGGTCGGAGATGTTATTAAAATTGAAAATAACCTAAATGCAGAGTACTCTGTGGTAGGTAACAACATTGTTATTAATGATTCGACAGCATTAACACTAGGTGATACAATTGATGTAACTTGGTTTAGTGAATATCCTTCAATGGAAATTGTTAGTGATCAGTATACAGGTGGTAAAGCATTTTATCCTATTGCATTTAAACCATTGGGTGTAAGTTATGTATGGGTTTACAGAAACAAAACTAAACTTATACAAGATGTTGATTATCGCTTAGATGTTGAACGAGGTGCTGTATATATTGAAGGTTCTAATAAAGATACAGATAGTTTTGAAATTGTAGCGTTTGGGTCTAATGTATTTGCATTACCAAGTGCATATCAAGTTAGTAAAGATATGTTAAACATCAATCGTTACACTAGATATGCAATTACTGATAATTTAGTATTGGCAAAAGAATTAACTTACTATGATGAAAGTATTACACTTGCAGATGCTTCTACATTGTTTAACCCTGTTGCAGGCAAAAATATACCAGGTATTATTGAAATAGATGGTGAGAAAATTGAGTACATGAACAAGAATGGTAATGTACTAAGCAACTTGAGAAGAGGTACACAGGGTACAGCAATTAAAACACTGAATCCTGTAGGATCATATGTAGTTGATTTGAGTACAGACCAAACAATTCCATATAAAGATACCCAATCAAGAACAGATTTTGTTAGTGATGGTAGCAGTCAACTCATTGGACCACTACCTTTTGTTCCTAAGCTAAGTACTGTTAGTGATTGGTATGAAGGAACAATTCCAGCAATTTATGGAAGATGTGACTCAATTGAAGTATTTGTTGGCGGTAAAAGACTACGCAAAACATATATTGATCAATACAACGAAACTAAAGGTTCAACTAGCCCAGCAGGCGATGAGAAGGTTGAAGCTGAATTTAGTGTTGACGGGTCGTCAGCATATATTAGACTAACAAATGTACCTCCGGCAGGTACACGAATTAGTATTATAAAACAACAAGGACAAGTATGGTACGATAGAGGCCAAAATACTGCTACATCAGGCGTTACGCTGCTTAAAAACAGCACTCCAATTAGTCAGTTCATTGCTGCCAATACATCGAAGTTACCTGAATAAATACACTATGAAACTGGAAGATAAAAATATGTCAAACAAAGAAAACAAAACGCCAAAAGCACCTGGATTGAATGAAACCGGCGGGTTCCATTTTGAAGGGCATATTAAGATTTTTGATCCTGAAACTGGAGAAGTTTATCAGGATAAACGCAATGCAATACACTATGAAAATATGAGTGTTGCAATAGTTAACAGTCTTTCAAATCAAGGGGAAGGTACAGTCTACGAAATGGCGTTTGGTAGCGGTGGTACCACAGTTGACCCTACAGGATTAATTACATATTTGACACCTAACACAGTTGGGTCAAACTCCAGTCTTTACAATCAAACATACACTAAAGTTATTGATCAAAGCTCTATTGCAAACGCTGATCCAGTGCGTAACAAAATGGAAGTTAGACATATTAGTGGAGCAACATACAGTGACATTGTAATTACATGTACACTTGATTATGGTGAGCCAGATGATCAACAAGCATTTGATAATAGTGTTAATATGGACAGTAACTTTGTTTTCGACGAGCTTGGACTTAAATGGTATAATCCTAACGGAACAGGCAAACTTTTAACACACGTGGTTTTCCACCCTGTACAAAAGTCTTTGAACAGACTCTTGCAAGTTGATTATACAATCAGAGTACAGAGTTTAACAGGCTTTACGGAGGTTTAATAAATGCCATATATTGTAAATTTTACAGATAGCGAAAACAAAACTCCGATCACAGTCTTTGATAATACATCAAGCCAAGATACAAGTTTAACATTTCCAGGACGTAACGTTACTGGATACGGACAAATTATTGCTGAAAACTTTTTATCTGTATTAGAAAACTTTGCAAGTGCAAATGCACCTGTAAATCCAGTTGAAGGACAACTTTGGTATGACACACAAAATGGTGTGCTACAGTTGTTTGACAACACAGCATGGAAAGCAGCATCAAACATTCAAAAGAGTGTTACAGAACCTAGTGTTGAAAATTCTAAAGTTGGTGAACTTTGGGTTGATACTACAAACCAACAGTTAAGAATTTACACAGGTACAAGATGGTTACTAGTTGGACCAGCAGAAAGTTCAATTGACGGTTTACGTTATGGACCAGCAGTAGAAAACATTGCTGACTCAGACAACCAAACAAAAAGTATTTTAATTTTATATATTGCAGACCAACCGGTTGCAATTGTTTCCAAAGACACATTTACACCTAAAGTTAATATTAAAGGATTTGCAACAGTCAAAGCAGGACTTAATGTTGCAACGCCAGCAAACGATACTGAGAAAACAGAATTTGCTTCTATATTTTTAGGAGGCGAACTACCTAAACTTATTGGTACTGCTAAAAATGCAGATGCACTTAACGTTGGTGGAGTTGAAGTATCAGCAGGTAAGTTTTTAAGAAGTGATATTGTTAACACAACTGACCAAGGACTTAATGTAAGAAACAACGCAGGTTTAACAATTGGTGTTGACGGAAACTTCCAAGTAACAACATCAGCGACTGCTGCGAAACTTTATAATTCATCAGCAGGTAGTTCAGTAGATTTACAAGTTAACAGAAACGGTATTCCAACTACAGTACTTAGAGTGCTTGATAACAAAGTTGGTATTAATATTGCAGCACCAGATGAAGCACTTGATGTTGATGGTAACATTGGCTTAACTGGCGCACTAAAGATTTCAAGTACATCTGAAACAACTAACTTATCAACAGGTAGTATTGTTTCAGCAGGTGGCGCAGCGTTTTCTAAAAACATTATAATTGGTGGCGCAGCAAATGTTACAGGAACAATTACATCTTCAACTTTAAAACCTCAAGTTAATGATACACATGACTTAGGTGAACTAACAAATCGTTGGAAAACAGTTTATGCTAAATCAATTCAAGCAGATGAAATTGTTGGTACAATTAACGGTAACATTACAGGTAATGCAAATACTGCAACTAACTTAAAAAATGTTACAAGTTTTGCACTAACAGGTGACGTTGTTTCACCCGCAATACAGTTTGACGGACAAGTAGGTAGTGCAACTAAGACATTTGCTACTACATTGACTGCTAACATTGTTAAAGATAGAGATGAACCTGCACCAAACCAATCAGACAAAAACGACTTTGTACTAGTATATAGAGCTTCAGCTGAATCAGGCGGAGCAACAGGACTTCTTAAAGAAACACGTGATACATTTGTAGGTGACTTAGGAATTCCGTTGGGAGGTATTCTTCCATATGCAGGTACAAATCCACCAACAGGATTTTTATTCTGTGATGGTGGTGAAGTTGAAAGATCTAAGTTTCCAGAATTATTTGACATTATAGGAACAACATATAACGGTTCAGCAGCACTTAATGGTGTTGGCACATTTAGATTACCAGATTTACGTGGTAGATTTGCACTAGGTAGGCACAACATGGACAACAATATCAACGTACCAAATGCAGTTGGTGGATTTGTTGATAACGGCGGAGGTGAACCATCGCCAGCAAGAGTTGAAGGTACAGAAGCTCAAACACTTGCAGGTGCAGCAGGCGCAAGTGCGGTAGCGTTAACATTAGGTAACCTACCAGACCACGAACACGATATGACAGCAAATGGAATACAGTATTCGGCTGTTAGAGTTGATAGTGCTATTAACAGTCCAGGTACAACAGGTTTAGGACCTACTGCTCCAGGACAAGCACAGTACTTACAACAATCGGGCGGTATTAAGAAACCAAGTACAGACTTTACGTTAGGGTCATTAGTTGGTATTATGAATCCGTTCTTGACAATTAACTATATTATACGTTCGGGTCCACCAGCGTTTACAACAACGTAGGATGAGATATTAAATGGCATATCAGATTAATAAAACAGATGGTACAATAGTTTCAACAGTAGCCGATGGTCAAATTGATAATATCTCTACTGACATTACACTAATTGGTAAAAACTTTAGCGGATTTGGTGAAGTACTTAATGAAAACTTTATTAAGATACTAGAAAATTTTGCTAACGTGACTGCGCCTACGGCGCCTATTAAAGGACAGATTTGGTTTGACAGTACAGAATCAAAACTTAAAGTATACAGTGGTACAGCATTTGTTCCAGTAAGTTCTGCAACAATTGCTAACTCACAACCAACAACACTTGGTGTTGGTGACCTTTGGTTTAATGATACTGCTAAACAGTTATATTTCTTTGATGGTACTAGCACTATATTGCTAGGTCCTGCGTATTCAGACGCACAAGGAACTAGTGGACTTATTGTTTCAAGCATACTTGATACACTAAACCAAACTCGTGTTATTACATCACTTTACAACAACGGTATCTTGTTAGGTATATTTGCTAAAGATTCATTTACACCTAAAAATGCTATTGAAGGATTTAGTGGAGACATTGGACCAGGATTTAACCAAGGTACATTGTCAGGCATCAAGTTTGATGTAACTTGTACAAACTCAGAAAAACTAGCAAACATTGATTCTACAAACTACGTTAGAAAAGATACTGCTAACTCTTTAACAAACACACTTAGAATTGAAAGTGATCTAGGACTTGTTGTTGGTTCTGCTTCGCAGGCTAACTTGTCAGTTGATAACGGTAACGTTAAATTATCAAACGCTGCTGAAGATAAACTTTTAATCTTAGATGTTAGAAAAGGTATCTCGCAGGAGATTGCAGTTAAGATTAGTCCTGATATAAGACAAATTGATTTATATGAAGGCGCACCAGATAGTATAGTTAAGACTGGTGGTAGCATGGAACTAGCAGGCGACCTTACTATTAGAGGTAACCTTGTTATTAATGACGGTGACCTTGCTACAATTAGACAAACAGAATTAGTTGTTGAGGACAAATACATTGTTCTTGCACAAACAGGCGACAGTGGATCTAACTCAGATGAAATTGCAGATGGCGGTGGACTAGTAATTAAAGGTACTACTGACAAAGCAATTTTATATAGTAAAGACGGCTTAGGCGCAACAGCAGAATATCCTGCACTGGCTTCACAAGCGTTTACAAGTTCAGAACACATTAACCTAGCAACAGGTAAAGAATTTAAGATTAACGGAGTAACAGTACTAAGTGGAACTTCGTTAGGTACAGGTATTACAAGTATTCCAGGTGTTACAGCCTTTGGTGCTCAGAACGTTGTTAACATTGGTCCTGGATTACCTCCAGTAGCACAATTAAGACTTGAGAATCAAAAGATTTCAACGCTTGATAACAATGATGATATTCAATTAGAAGCACACGGTTCAGGTAACATTGCATTAATAGGTAGTCCAAAAATTACAGGACTTGCTGATCCTACAACAGCACAAGATGCTGCAACAAAAGAATACGTTGATGATATTGCACAAACTAGATCATTAGCATTTAGCATGGACTTATCAGATGGTAAACCAAACAGTTATATTGCATCAGAGATTTTAGCCAAGTTGGCTCCACCGGCTGAATACAGATCCGGTACTTTTGCAAGAATTCTTGTTACACTATTAAGTAACTCAACAGTTAACTTTAATTTAGCACCTGAAATTAGTATTTCAACAGACACATTTAATACACCTTCAGGAACAGCACCTGCTGTTACAGCAGTAAACGGAGCCATTGCATCTATACCAGCAGCTGGTATTACAACATCTAGAATTATTAAAGTATTCCAGTTGTTGTCAGGTAACTGGACACACGTTTCAGATGAGGTATTACCATAAGATGAAAATAGGAGCGTATAAATGGCTTATGTAATTAACAAAACTGACGGAACTCAACTTGTAGTATTACAAGACGCAGCAGTTGACTCAACCACTAGTTTATCTTTTGTTGGTAGAAATTATGTTGGCTATGGTGAAATTCAAAACGAAAACTTTTTATTCTTATTAGAAAACTTTGCAAATATTTCTGCACCAGGAACTCCTATTACAGGGCAAGTTTGGTTTGATACAACAAACAGTATATTAAAAGTTTATGATGGAGAGAATTGGGTTGAAGTTGGTTCTGCAAATGTAAGTCCTACTGCTCCAGTAACTCCAGCTCTTGGAACATTTTGGTTAAAGAATGAAACAACTGCAAACGCACCAGCTGATCCTTCACTGCATGTATATGATGGATCTAACTGGATTAAAATTGGACCTGAAACAGCAGACGGCTACTTACCAACTAGAGCAGTAACAACAACGTTACTAGCAACTAATGGATCAACATATCCAGTAATTGAACTTAAAGTAAATGGTGTTACAATAGGTATTGTATCTTCAAATGCATTTACTATTGATCCAAGTAATGAAGTAAGCGGATTTTCAGAATTAATTACAGGTATTAATTTAAATGCAATGGCAAAAGTAATGGGAACATTACAGGGTGTTGCAGATAAAGCAATAAGACTTAATTCACCTATATTAGTTAACGGTGTTGCATTTGACGGTTCAGAAAATCTTACAATTACAGCACAAACACCTAACAGTTTAGTTGCAGGAGAATTTTTAGTAGGAACAGATTTTGATGGTGGTAATCCTACTACATGGTCAGTTGATGCTACACATTTAAATCAAATTGGTAAAATTGTATCAAGAGATACTACAGGTAACTTTGTAGCAAATCAAATTACTTCAGATTTAGTTGGTAATGTTACAGGTAACATTACAGGAGAGACAGGATCATTTACAGGAAGTGTAACAGCAGCAAACTTTATTGGTGCAACACTAAGTGGAACAGCAGCCGCAGCACAAAGATTATCAACACCAGCAAATATTAATGGAGTTGGGTTTGACGGCACAGCAGATATAACAGTTACAGCAGATGCTAACACACTAACAGGTACAAACTTACATAATACTGTTACTAGTTCAGCACTAACAAGTTTAGGAACATTAACATCTTTAGGTGTTGCTGGAAATATTACAGTTGGTTCAAACTTAACTATTGACGGAACAATTAATTCTACAGAAATAAAAGCAGCAAATCAAATTAGTTTAGCAGCAACAGAAGGTGTAGATTATCAACTTGATTTATTTGGACCTACAAGATCTCCTAGCGCAAGAGCAGGACTGCTTCCGAACACAGATGTAGTACTTGACCTTGGTTCAAGTGCGTTAAGATATAAAGATACATATTCAGAAAAATTTTACGGTGACTTAACAGGTGCAGTTACAGGTAATGCAACATCAGCAACAACAGCAACTAACATTGCAGGCGGTGCAGGTGGAACTATACCTTACCAAACTGCTTCTGGTTCAACAGCACATATACCATCGGGTACAGCAGGCAAGTTTTTAAAGTCAACTGGTGCTGGACAACCTGTATGGGATACAATAGCATTTTCAAACCTAACACCAGGCAACTACTTAACTGGTTTAGTTTATGACGGTATTACAAACACAACATTTGATGTTGATGCAACTAACTTGCCTACAGCAAATAAAGTTGTAGCAAGAGATGCTAATGGAGACTTTAGTGCAAATGTTATTCAAGCAGACTTAAATGGTAATGCTGCAACGGCTACAACAGCAAGTACAGCAACATCAGCAGTTAATGCAACACAAGCAGCAAACGCAAACAGTGCAGACAATGCAACGCATAGTATAACTAGAGCAAACGCAGACAGTTCAACGTTTATTGCTACTACTGAGTTTGTACAAAATGTTGTTGCATCAGCAAATACAAGACAACTTGTTATTAGCTCACCTGCACCAAACACAAGTTCACCAGATGCGCAGTATATTGATTTAATTGAAGCATATCTTCCTGCAAGTCAAGCAAGTGGACTAAACTTTGAATTGATAATTAATAACATATATGCAGGTTCAAGTTCTAGTTTTAGTGCTGGTAGATGGATTTTAGCATACAGATGGGCTACTGCTAGTGTTAGTACTTCAACTACACTTTATAATAGTAATACTGGTTACAAGTTGACTTATAGTTCAAACGGTAGTAACTGGAGTTACACTGGTACTTGGTCATATGTATAATGACAGTAAAGTTAGTACCGGACTATTGTAAGAACGTTGACGAGATAGTAGAATTAGTAGAGGCAAACGAAGATAGTTTTTTTATTAGGCAGCCAGGAGAAGAATTTAATTTTGTAACTGCCTATGGTGAAAGTAAGTTAAAAAGTATGTTCCGTTGGAACATGCCAAAAGAATTAAAGGAGTTGATTACAGAATCAATTCCAGAAGAAGATAGAACTTGTGATAGTTTTTGTATTAACAAATATGATCCAGGTGATTATCTTAAAAGGCATAGAGATAGTGCAGGCGGGTATTGGAAGTTTAAACTAATATTTTTAAGAGCTGATGCTCCGCACTTTTGTTGGTACGATGAACAAGGCAAAGGAAATTTAGTAGATGAAGGCCCAGGTATGTTAATTGATATGCCTGTGAACTTAGAACACGAAGTAACAGAAATTAAACAAAATGAAAGACCGAAGATAAGTCTTGCATTAAGTTGGGGAAGAACTAGATGAAAAACATTATTATTTTTAGTGCTGATAGATCAAGAGTGATCTCATCCCAGGACTATAATAGCGAGTTTGCTGAAAGACTTACTGAGCAAGGCGTACCTCATAAAGTTATTGATTTAGATGACGCAAATGAATATTGGTGGGGCGATTATGCTAGTGGAGAAGTAAGATCTCTTAATGATATACCGTTAATTGAAGAAGTAGCAATTGACGAAGTAGTAAACAAGCAGATTCTTGTTAAGTATCCCGTGCATAAGCAGCTTAATATCATTGCAGAATGCTTAGAAAACGCAGGTATTCCGCTTACAGATGACTTTGTTGCTATGCGTAACTACGTTAAGCAGAAGGTTAATAACCATAATAATGCTGTTCAAACGTACAAAGATCAACCAGGTGTATACAGTTTTTACCCTAAACCGTTACCACCAGAAGACGAGTAAAGGTAGATAAATACAACAGTAAACTAGGAAGAAAACACACATGGCATACCAAGTAGATAAATTTAACGGAACATTTTTAACGTCAGTAGAAGACGGAACTATTGATACCACTACGGATATACGTTTCGTTGGTAAAAACTACGCAGGATACGGTGAAGTACAGAATGAAAACTTCTTACATTTACTAGAAAACTTTGCAAATACTACTGCTCCTCCAAAAGCAGTTACAGGTCAACTATGGTTTGACGCATCAAACAAGAAAATTAAGTTCTATGATGGTTCACAATGGAAAACAACCAACGGTGCTGAAGTAGCATCAGTTGCTCCGTCAGGTTTAGGAGTAGGTGAGCTTTGGTGGGACACATCTGCAAAGCAGTTATATGCATGGTCAGGTGGAGAGTTTGTACTTGTAGGACCTGAAGCATCACCAGATCTTGGTGCTAGTGGAGCAATTGCACAAGTTGTTAAAGACACAGGTAATACAAACCATTCAATTTTAAAAATTAATGCAGGTGGTAAAACAGTTGCAGTTATTTCACAAACAGAATTTACATTAAACAGTTCATTGAACCCTATTGATGACTTTACAGTGATCAAGAAAGGTATTACAATGGCTAAAGCAGATGCCAACGGTGTTACATCAGACGATTATGTATACTGGGGAACTTCATCTAACGCATTAAAGTTAGGCGGCATTGATGCTTCAGAATATTTACAAAAAGGAAGTATTACTTTTAACCAAGAAATTAACTTCCAAGATTCAGGATACAAAGTAGGTGACCAAAGCGACTTTAGATTAAGAGTTGAAAACGATGACGAAATTGTTTTTGAAAGTGTTCTTGGTAATCCTATGCAGTTCATTGTTAATGATGGCGGCTCAACTAGAAAAAATATTATGGATATTACCGCAGCAGGTGTTATTCCAGGTATTGATAGTTCGTTTACTTTAGGTACAGCACAATTTGCTTGGTCGTCAGTACATGCTGATGCATTTACAGGACCTTTAACAGGTAATGTAACAGGTAATGTTACAGGTAACACACAAGGTAGTTTACTTGCTAACGATTCAACTGTAATGGTTGACGGTGCAACTAAAAACATTGGTTACGTAGGTGCAAACATTTACGGTACATTGTTTGGATCAGTACAAGGTAACTTGACTGGTACAGCATCAGACGCTAGTGCATTGAATGGTATTACACCATCTGTTTCAGTTCCTGCTTCAGGAAATAGTATTGTTGTTAGAGATTCGTCAGGTGTAATTTTTGCAAATACTTTTAACGGTACAGCAACTTTTGCAGATAGAATTAAAATTGATGACAGTGCAACAGATAGTGATCCTAATTACAAAACTGCTAAAACAACAGCGACAGCAAATACTATTGCTGCTAGAAACTCAAGCGGTGATTTAATTGCTAACTTATTCCAAGGTACAGCAACCGCAGCTAGATATGCTGACTTAGCAGAGAAATATTTAGCAGACGCAGAATATGAGCCTGGTACAGTTGTATCAGTTGGCGGAAACGCAGAAGTTACTGCATGTAGTGAAGGCGATAGAGCGTTAGGTGTTGTTTCAGAACAGCCTGCGTTTATGATGAACTCATGGTTAGAAGGTGGAACATATATTGCACTTAAAGGGCGTGTACCAGTTAAGGTGCTCGGCGCTATTGCTAAAGGAGATAGATTAGTTGCTGCTGCGGAAGGTTATGCTACAAAAGCTGACAGTCATGCAGACGTGTTTGCAATTGCAATAGAAAGCAATTCAAATTCAGGAACAAAAGTTATTGAAGCGGTAGTATTATAATGGTAACAACAGGCGCACAGATCCTATCAACAGACCTCAACAGCCTGCGAAACAAGATTGCTGAAGTCATGGGTACCGGCGTTGGAACGTTTGGATACGGACAAACAGTTAATAGCACAACAGTTATTTCAGGTCAAACAGTATTAAAGTCACACTTTGATGCAATAAGATTTGACATTGTAAATGCTTACTTTCATCAAAACGGTGTAGTACCAGCAGCAACTATTGCTGCTATTGGTGATCCTATTACAGCATCATCAAGTGATCCTTTTAATGGATATAACACTCTTGCTGACGAATGTCGAAATGATAGATTTGATTGTGATGCTGGATTATTAACAACATCTATTAAAGATACAAAAAGTTATACGTCTGCTTGGAGTACAAGTGCAGAATACGTGCTAACTGTAACATTTAGTAATGCTAACGAAGCAAGATATTTTTGGAACTCTGGAAGTAGACTAAGATTTACTACAGGAAGAAGTTTAGGTACAGCATCTCAACAGAACGGTGCATGGACAAGTTTGCTTTCAACTGTAGGAAGGCAATCAATTGGCGGCAGATTACCAGATGGGCTGAATAACATATACATGCTTACTAATACATACCAAGATTTATACAACTTATCTGCCAGTACGCCATACTCAAACAACAATTACAAGATTCAAGCAAAGTGTGATGTGGCAAGTAATTCCGCAGGAACAGCTTCAGTGTTTAACTTTAAAGTTTTACTATCTGATAATTATGTTGATCCAGGTGCACCTGCGCCAGGAGATTCAGTCGACGGCACACTTAGTATTGATGTAGAAGAATTAAAAGCTACAGGAACATTACAACCAAGTGGTGCTGCATTTTCTATTACGAGTCCATCGTATTCTGGAACCAGCATTAGTGCAACATAGACACTTGTTGTAGTAAATACTGCTGTTAAGGATATTATATGACAACCGTACACGCAACAATTAGCAGAAACGACTACAATGCGCTATACACTCGCCTTGAGCAAGTGATGGGACCTGCTGATGGCGGTGATGCCACATATGGATGGGGACAATATATGAACTCTTCAGGTGTTGGTGTTTCGGATAAGGTGTCTGTAGAAGAATATGGTAGATTAATTACAGATATGTATAATGCTTACAGGCATATATATGGTTCAAATCCTCCTACTAATTGGGGAAGTTGGCCTAATAACATTAGTACTTCTCAAAAAATTAAAGCAAATACTGTTACTAATGACGCAACATATAATACACAGCCTTACAGAAGATGGAATGATTTAATTATTGCACTTGAGGCTGCAAAATATACTATACCACCAGCATCAGTAGCATCAGGTACAGCACACAGTAATGCAGTATATACAGGAACATGGTCAACTTCTGCACAAGTAATAGTTACTTTTACTTGGCCAACAGCAGCAGATGCTAGACATTATTTTAATAGTGGTGGACAAATTCAACTTACAAGTAGTTTGAGCAGTATTAGCGGTTCAGATCAAGATGCTTCTTGGAGAAGTTTACTACAGACAGCAAGTACACAGTCGTTTGGAGGACAACAACCAGCAACAGGTGTTAATCCAAATGATAATGGAAACTTTTTTAGATGTACAAACGTTTACAGCACACCTTGGTACACAGCTATTGCAAGTAGTCCTTACAATGCAAACTATTATAGATTATATGCAAGAACACCTGGAGTATTAGATAATTCAAGTGGTACTGCGTATCAACTCGAAATGGCAGCAGTTTACAATGACGATCACGTTGGATTAGGTGGACCATCAACATCAGGTACTCCACAACAAGGACCAGGTACTTATGGTCCTGATTTAGTAGGCCCTGCTTCACTTTATCTTCAAACTGTTACCAGAAAAGCAGTTGGTAACATCAATCTTTATCCTTCAGGATCACAAGGATTTGACATCCAAACTCCTTCCGTAACTGTAGGCGGATTCGTAGTCAGTTAATTTCCTCCCCCGTAGTACAGCGCATAAATATTAAGTGCTACTATAACTTGGAGGACATATGGAAGAACAATTAAAACAAGCCTTGGATTTTAGCAAGTACAGAGAAACTTTTGCTGTACAGCGTAAAACTCTAAAGGAAAAAATTGACGCTAGATTAACTTATGGTGTTAACGGCGGAATTTTCAAAATCAATAGAGAGCTTATTAACTTTGTTCAAATGCTACTTTCAGCAGATAGAACTGAAGGTGTAGTATTACTTGACATTAATGATAATCCTATATTGGTTGAAGATCTTGCAGAATTTAAAGATATCATACTCGATAGATACATCACATCAACATTAGAATATTACGAAGAATACCAGCAGCTCAAAAAGAGCAGATCTGTAGAAAAACTTATTGAAGTGTAGTATGAATAAAGGAATTGTAATATTTGCTCATAACAGCCGAAGTTTAGATTATTCTAAACTAGCATTGGTAGCAGGCGGCCTTGCCAAAAAGCATCTCGGCTATCCAGTTTCATTAATCACAGATAAATCAACTGTTGATTATATGGAAGAAATCGGTACCGCAGATAAAGCAGAAGAAATCTTTGATAGTATTATTTTTGTAGAGCGTCCTCCAACACAGCAATACAGAAACCTTCATGATGGAAATGATTTTGAAGCGGTACCTTTTGATAATTCAAACAGACCAAATGTTTGGGATATTACACCTTATGAAAGAACATTATTGTTAGATTGCGATTATCTAACATTTTCAGATACACTAAACAACTATTGGGATGTTGAACAAGACTTTTTAATATCGCATGAGTATAATGATATTATGGGAACTCGAGCAGGTTACCATGACAAGTATGTTTCGGATACTGGAGTTAAACTACTTTGGGCAACAACAGTTATGTTTACCAAGAATGAACAAACAAAAGTACTTTTTGATTTAGTGCAATACATACAAAAAAATTATAAGTTCTTTGCAGACACATATAGATTTGATAGCAGAATGTATAGAAATGATATTAGTTTTGCAATTGCTAATCATATACTAAATGGTTTTCAAGAAGTAGATACTGAATATAAAATGCCGCCAGTGTTTTCTACAATAGATAGAGATATTTTATTTGATGTAAAAGACAATACATTACAATTTTTATTAACTAATGAGCAGGTAGCTGCTTCATCTACAGGTAGAGATGTACATGTAATGAATAAAAAAAGCATTGAGAGAAACTTCGATAAACTAATGGAGTTGATATGAACTTTGGATATCTAATAGTTGTTGCAACTTCTGAAGAATATAATTATGCACAAATGGCGTATGCACTTGCATTAAGTATTAAGAATACACAAAAAGAAGGTTACGATAAAGTCGCATTAGTAATTGATGACAAAACCCAAATAGAAAATTTTAAATCTACATGGGTGTTTGATGAAGTTATTGAATGGGATAAAAAAGGTTTTTGGGACGGCCGTTCTTACATGGACGAGCTTTCACCGTGGGAACATACTGTATGCTTAGATGCAGACATGTTGTTCTTTAGAGATTATAGTCATTGGATTGATTATTTTATTAAACATTCTGAATTGTATGTTGCTAACAAAGCATACACTTACAGAGGTGAAGAAGTAACTAGCGATTACTATAGAAGAACATTTACTGCAAATGAATTACCTAACTTATATTCATTTTTTACTTTCTTCAAAAAAGATAGTAAACTAGCAAGTGAGTTCTTTGCTTTACAACGTTCTATAATGGACAATCCAAACGAATACAGTAATTTGTTTTTAACAAAACATAGACCTAAAGTAATTGGAACAGATGAAGCATTTTCAATGGCTGCAAAAATATTAGATATTACAGATGATATTGCGTATCCTTTGAGCTTCCCAAGAGTTGTACACATGAAAGGTGCTGTACAAAATTGGCCTTGGGCTGCTGATAAGTTTTCAGATCACGTAGGCTACTACTTAAATGATAAAGGCAAATTAAAAATAGGTAGTTATCAACAAAACGACATTGTACATTATGTTGAAAAAAATAAAATGACTTTAGAAACAGTTAATGTACTGGAGGAAATAGCATGGAAGAAATAGAAGAGTTTATGCCAGACTTCGACGAATGGCTCAAGAATTATAAAGAGCCAGAGCGTAGGTTTGGAGCAGCATTTGACGCAGACACAGGCCAGTTAATATCAGTAGGCCCGTATGCTTCGATAGAAATGGAATACAGTAAAAACATCGCTGAGGTTGAAGAGGATCTTGCTATTAAAATTATTAATGGTGAGATTCATATTAATAATTGTTTCTTTGACACTAGTGAAGGTAAGTTTGAAATCACTGAAGAAAAAACTTTAACAAAGATTGATGATGTACTGCATAGAGTTATTGATAAACGTTACTTAGATGAAGAAGTAAAGCCAGACATTTATCTTACATACAATAAAGGTAGTAGTAAACTTACTGTAGAACTAAGCGAGGAATATGGCGGCACAAAAGTTTTAGATGATCAGTGGCAACCAGCAACACCAAGAAATGTTTTTTGGCAAGGAGATACAACTTTATCTTTTACAATAGCTGATTATAACGATCCGCACTTTCCGCAAAAAACATTTGATGTTACACTTGATGAGCTAACAGGTAATTCTGTAACAGTAGATGATGTAGACATAACAGGAAAGTTTAGTGTGTTTACTCGTAGACTGTTTAAAAACTATGTACTAGAGGAGATTTAAATGAGAGTAGTCGAGTTCGACGTATTCTTTTTATCGTATGATGAACCGTTTGCTGATTTGCATTATGCAGATCTGTGTAATAAATTACCCTGGGCAAAACGTGTACATGGTGTAAAAGGAAGTGACCATGCACATAAAGCATGTGCAGAGCAATCTGAAACTGATTGGTTGCTTACAGTTGATGCAGACAATATAGTATATCCTGAATATTTTAATCTTGACTTAGACATGTCAGAAGAAGAAATTAAAGTTTATAGTTGGTGTGGAAAGAATACTGTTAATGGTTTACGTTACGGTAACGGCGGATTAAAGTTATGGTCTAAAGATCATTTACTTAATATGAAAACGCATGAAAACGCAGATAGCGAAAGAGCTCAAGTTGATTTTTGTTGGGAAACAGGTTACAGAAACTTTCCTATGACATACAGTGATACAAAAGTAAATGCAACTCCATACCATGCATGGAGAGCAGGTTTTCGAGAAGGTGTTAAAATGACACTGTCCGATGGATTAAAACTTCCGCCTATGGAAATTAAAGAAAGAATTTGGTGGCACAATATTCACAGACTTAGAATGTGGTCAACTGTTGGCTCACATGTAGAAAACGGTATTATGTCAATATTAGGTGCAAGGCAAGGAACATATATGACTAACTGTACAGACTGGGATCATATACAAGTTAGAGACTTTGAAATACTTGGCGATATATGGAAAGAAAAAGCAGAACACTTTTCAAAAGACAGCGAAGCATGTATTGCAGAAATTAAACGGTTAGGTAATGAAATCAATATAAACTTAGGTCTTGATTGGGTTTGGTTAGAACCTGATGCAAGTAGGTATACAATGGATTTATATGACGAAGCATTAAACCTAGGCCAAACTTATTATAGTAAAAAATATGTATGATATCTTTTTTGTCAGTGACGGGAACGTTAATGAAATAGCATGGAGTAATTTCAAGGCAAGATTTCCACACGCACAAAAAATAGAAAATTGTGAAAGTTATGAAACACTAAACAAAAAGTCTCTTACAAAAAACTTTTGGGTAGTATGGGACAATTTGTATCTAACACAAGATTTCGATTTAACATATAGAGTTACAGAATGGGACGATCAGTACATTCATGTATTTAAAAATGGTGAACATTTTGATGGTGTATGTTTATTTCCTAAAAACTTAAATGTAGCAAACAAAGAATGGAAATACAGATTTTTTACAGACAAGAAAGAGATTGATATAGTAGCAAGTACACCTAAGCCGTATGATATTGTTAAATTAGATAGTTATGAAGGACTTGTTACAGCACAAGAAATTGCACAATCAGAATTTATATTGTGTATACCTGATGACGTAATTCCAAACGATATACCTCAATACCAAGTTCCTTTTTGGGATAAAGATGTTGTACATGTTTTTAAAAATAACAAAACGTATGATGGTATCTTTATTTGTCATAAAGATAATAAAATTGCTAAACGTGAATTTGATTATAGATTTTTTACAAATAAAAAAGAAATCAATATAGTAGCAAGTGAACCCAAGAAGTGGGAAATATTTCAATTAGCAACTTTTGAAGATTATCAAAACGCACAAGAAAAAGCAACAGGTGATATGTTCTGGGGTGTGTATCCTGATCTAAATATTATTGATAGTTTTAAGTTTGATTATTACATTCCTAAGTATGACAGTTATCATAGAAAACTTACACACTGTTTTCAAAACAATGGCCAGTTCTATGACGGAGTTACATTGTTTTCAAAAGAACGTCCTGTAACAGAACGTGAATTTAAATCAAGATTCTTTACTAACAAAAAAGATGTAAAAGAAAATAGTAGTGAGCAAACACCTTATGATATTGCGTTTATAAGTTATAAAGAAAAAAATGCAGATAAGCATTTTAAAGAATTACAAGATATTATAAGGGTACAAGATCCTAGTATAAAGTTACGTTGGATACGTGATGTAAAAGGTATTCATCAAGCACATATGGAAGCAGCAAGATTATGTGAAACAAATATGTTTTGGGTAGTTGATGGCGATGCTCAATTAATTAAACACTTTAAATTTAATCATATTGTTCCGTTTTGGGATCAAGACACTGTGCATGTATGGAGAAGTAAAAACGCAGTAAATGATTTAGAATATGGTTACGGTGGTGTAAAATTATTACCAAGACAAGCAGTTATGGATATTACAGACTTTACTACAGACATGACAACAAGCCTATCTACAAAGTTCAGAGCAATGAACGAAGTAAGTAACATTAGTGTGTTTGATACTGATGAATACAGTACATGGAAAAGTGCATTCAGAGAATGTGTTAAATTGGCTAGTAGATCTATTAATAGACAGGATAATATGGAAACTGAGAAACGTTTAGATATCTGGTGTAAAGAAGCAAAAGGACCTTTTGCAGAGTATGCACTAACAGGAGCAAAAGCTGGTAGAGAATACGGAGTTGCAAATAGTAACAAGCCAGAAAATCTACGTAAGATAAATGACTTTGATTGGTTAAAGGAAAAGTTTAATGCAGGATAAAGATAGGATAGAAAAATTTATACCTATTATGGACGAGCTAAGTCCTACATTCTGTATGGCCAAATGGCATCATACAACGTTGTATTTAGGTACAGGAGAAACACATAGTTGTTATCACCCTGCACCACACAAAATACCTTTGCATGAAATAGAAGCAGATCCTAGTGCGTTACATAATACACAGCAGAAAAAAGCAGAACGCCAAGAAATGATGGACGGCAAAAAGCCTAGCGGATGTCAATACTGTTGGAATGTTGAATGTATGGGTAAAGACTATATAAGCGATCGTAAAGAACGTAACGCAAGTATATACACGCCTGAAAGATTTAATGCAATTAAACAAGAACCAATGGCGAATGTAAATCCACAGTATGTTGAAGTTTCGTTTGGTAATGAATGTAATTTTAAGTGCGGTTATTGTCACCCTAAACATTCTAGCAGTTACTACAAAGAAATTGAAAAAGAAGGTCCGTACACTATGGTTAAGAATCATAGGAATGATATTGACTGGTTTAAAATACACAAAGATGAAGAAACAAATCCGTATGTTAAAGCATGGTGGAAGTGGTGGCCTGAATTGCGTAAGACACTTACGATTTTACGTATTACAGGAGGCGAACCCTTATTACAGCAAAGCACATGGAGAGTATTTGACGAGCTTGAAAAGAATCCTTGTCCTAACTTAGAATTAAACATTAATACTAACTTAGGTGTTAAGCCTATTCTTATTGAACGGTTCACTGACAAAGTAAACAGTTTAGTTGAAAAAGGCTGTATCAAAGACTTTAAAATCTTTACTAGTATTGATACATGGGGACCACAAGCAGAGTATATTAGAACAGGCTTAGACTTAGAGCTATGGGAAAAGAATCTAGACATGTACATGACTAGAACTAATATGCCTTTAACATTTATGGTTACATTTAATATTTTAACTGTAACTAACTTTAGCACATTATTGCAAAAGTTTTTAGACTGGCGTATAAAGTATAATAGTGATAATCAAACTAAGTGGCAGCGTATTAGATTTGATACTCCGTATTTAAAAGAGCCGCTACAATACGATATGAACATCTTACCTAAAGATAAATTTATGCCGTACATGAAAAAGCATTTACAGTTTATTGTTGATAACATGGACGATCAAGATAGGCATAAATTTAGTGAACTAGAGTATGAAAAGTTTAGACGTGTAGTAGACTATATGGAAAGAACACAGTACGATGTTAACAGATTAACAGAAGGTCGAAAAGATTTTTATCAGTGGTTTACTGAATACGACAAAAGAAGAAATGTTAACTTCACTAATACATTTCCAGACTTAAAGGACTTCTACTATGACTGCGAAAAGGTCTGATACATTTTGCATTTTACCTTGGTTGCACATGTATGTAAATCCAGACGGGTCAGTACTACCTTGTTGTGTTGGTGAATGGGACAAACCCTTAGGTAATGTAAGACAACACACAATCAAAGAAATTTGGAATGATAAACCTTATAAGCAGATGCGTAAAAACATGCTTGAAGGAAAACGTTGTGTAGAATGCCAAGCATGTTATAACATAGAAGATGGCGGTGCAGAAAGTTCAAGAATACATGCTAACAGCAATCCATACTTTGGTGATACCACAGGGCTAATAGCACATACAGAAGATGACGGAACATTGCCAGTAATGCATCTAAAACACTTTGATGTACGCTGGAGTAATATTTGTAACTTTAAATGCCGTAGTTGTAGTAGCACATATTCCAGCACATGGGCGCAAGAAGATAATGCACAAGGTGAAAAGAAACCTATCTTCATTTTAGCAGATGGCAATGACAACGATAAGTTGTATAACCAATTCCTTCCACACTTTAAAGACATTGAAACATTTTACTTTGCTGGTGGCGAACCTTTGCTTACAGATAAGCACTATGATATACTAGAACACCTTATTTCAATAGGTAAAACAAATGTGAAGTTAGAGTATAATAGTAACTGTAGTGTGCTAAAATACAAGTCTAAGAGCGTCTTAGAGCTATGGAAACACTTTGATACTATACACATAGGTGCAAGTTTAGATCATTATGGAAGCAGAGCAGAATATATTAGATCAGGAACAGATTGGAATTTAATTAAAAGTAATATACAAAAGATAAAGCAAGAATGTCCGCACATTAAAATGCAAAGCAATACAGTTGTTAGTGTTTTTAATTTATACACACTAACAGACTTTTTTGATTATGTGTTAAATGAGGGCTTCTTTGATATCGAAGATTATTTCCCACAGATGTATAATATACAATATCCAGAATATTACACAGCATCAGTATTAGATGATGCATTTAAAACAGAAATTATTGAAAAGATACAAAGCAAAAAATATAACAAGCATATTGACGATATGCTAAAAGGTGTTGTAAGTTATATAAACAATTCTAAGTTTAATGAAAAAACAAGACAGCAGTTTAAAAATCGTACACACCACTATGACATAATTAGAAATGAAAACTTTGAGGAAACATTTCCTGAACTGAAAGGATTGATATAATGAATTTTTATTTTGATACCATGGACGAATCAACAGAAAATTTAGCTCATCTTTCTACTACAGATGAAACTGATTGGTATCTAACTTCTAAAGGAACAATTATTAAAAATACATTGCGCAGTATGAAGAAGCCTGTACAAGAATTAGTAAACTGTCAACATTCGCCTGGCATATATTATATTGATGTTAATGGAGATCCTTGTTGGTGGACTGGACTTAGTTCTGTACATAATGGTCCAACAGATATTATATCTGCACTGCCAAAGAATATTGTAAAACTAGTAAAGAAAAAAAGATTAAGACTTGTAATTGGTGCTGATAAAGAGGGAGGACCTTTTATACATAAAGCATTAGGTGATGGGTGGCAGCGTATACACGATGCTGCAATCGAAAGAGGCCTGCCGCCTCTATCTGTTTACATTATGCAAGGAAGTCAACTAGTTGAAAAACACTACGAAGATTGGTTAGAGAAAACAGGTAATCCACGTATGTTTGAAGTTGCATATTCAAATCACTTCTTAAAGATATTTATGAATCAATCTATGCCCTACAAGCCATTAATTAAAGGTGCAATGTATAGAGAAGAAAGCAAAGCATTTAACAGTTTAAATAGGGTGCATAGACCGCATAGAGCTGCACACGTAACAGACTTAGGCATTAGTGGGCTATTAGACAAAGGGATTGTTACATGTAACGAAGTTAAAGAAGGTGAAGATCTAAATGCAGAATACTTGATTGGTAAAGAGAATTATGCAAGACATAAAGAATTTACTCCAAGATTCTTTGATGGAGACTGGAGTGTTACAAATGCTGCTAATAGTTTTAATCCAGACTTGTATGCTAATACGCTTTTAACAGTTGTTACTGAAACTATATTCTTTGACGACAGCGTATTTTTAACAGAAAAATTGTTTAAACCTATTATGCTAGGACATCCTTTTATTACACTTGCATCAAGAGGAACACTTGCTGGTTTACGTTCATTAGGATTTAGAACAGACTTTAAATTGTTTAATAAGCCCTATGACTTAATTGTAGATCCATTAGAACGTTTTAAGACTGTGCAACAAAATTTAAAAGAGTGGATTAGTCTTGATTTTAAAACTAAACAAAGACGTTTGCTATATGCATATCCTGCTGTACAACATAACTTTGAACATGCAAGAACACAAGACTTTTATAAAGATGCAATAACTAATTGTATAAAATCAGCGGAGAAATACTTTGAAACAGTTTAATAACTATAAAAGATGTTTTACATTTGGTTGTAGTTTTACTAGATACAAATGGCCAACTTGGTCTGATATCATTAAACAAGAAATACCAGAAACTATAAACTACGGAAAAGCCGGAGCAGGTAATCTTTATATTTCTAATCAACTAGTAGAAGCAAATTTAAGACATAATTTTAACAAAGATGATTTAGTTATTATTATGTGGAGTTCAGTTACACGTGAAGATAGATATAGGCACAAACATTGGATAACATCAGGAAATATTACAACACAAAATAATATCTCTGCTAAGTTTGTATACGATTGGTTTGATTATAGATTTTATCTAATGAGAGATTTAGGACTGATAGAATTAACAAGACAATACATGAAGAACGGACTTGCTGATTTTCAAATGTGGAACATGGCATCTTTTGAGATTAACGATATGATCTCAAATAATCTAAGTGACGAAATGAAAGATACTAACTATGATGATATAAAACAGTTGTATGCTTCAACACTAGCAGCAATAAAACCAGACATACTTAGTACTGTGTTTAACGGTGTATGGCCACAAACACCAATACGCGGACACAACAGCACTGGACAGACTGCTGATTATCATCCTACTCCTGCTCACTATTTAGAATACATTTCTAAATGCTTACCAAATCATAATATAACAGAAAAGATGAAACGATTTGTTGCACACACAAATCAAAAAGTATTAGAAGCAAAAGATTTTCAAGACCTAGAAAAGTGGTGGATAGAAAATGATAACACTCCAAGGAATTTATAATGGCCTGTTTAAACAACGACAATTTACCATATCTTATAACTTACGATAATAACAATCCTCAGAAAGTTACTATAGCTACCAATCCTGCTGAACTAGGACGTATTAAATTAAAACAAGACTATTATTTTATAATGTTTTCTGGGCCAAACAGTTTTGAACATTTTCCGTTAGATACTGTTTTAGATCATCACACTATTCTTAAATTGCAGTTTAAAAAGATATTCTTGGTACTAGACAACTCGTTAGAATACTTTTACGAAAGTGTAGATGCAATTTATAAACACATAGTTAACAAATATAATATTCCAGCAAGTCAGATTGTGTTTTTATCTGGTGTACCTACTATGTACAAGTATACAGTAAAGTACTGTAAGAAAAACAATGCTGAAGAAATTAAAATTATGTGGTTTACTTTATTTGAAAATACTGGTAAAGACACAGTACAACAACGTAGTAGTTTTCCTACTATGGAAAAGAAACGCAAGTACTCTAAAAAATATCTTAATTTAAATAGACGCTGGCGCTTACATAGGCCGCTAATGGTTACATTACTTCATGATAGAGGTTTATTAGATGAAGGTTATGTTAGCCTTGCACCGTCGGACGATAATTTAAATTGGAAACATGTATGGCCACGACTAGAAGAAAATCACAAAGACCATAAAGAAATTTCTAAAGTTTTAAAACGCTCTGCTGACGTGCAGCAGTTGCCGCCGATGTATCTTGATGAAGAAGACCTTGTTACTAATAGAGCAGAACATCAACGATCAATACACAAGTACTATCAAGAAACATATTTTAGTGTAATCAGTGAAACAACGTATTATGAAAACATTCCATTTTTAAGTGAGAAGATATTTAAATGTATTGGAATGGGGCATCCTTATATAATGGTAGGCTCTCCAAATACATTGCAATATCTTAAAAAGTTAGGA